ATGAAACGCTACTTGACCAGCTCTAGCCTTGCCTATGTCCATCGCACAAAGAAGAAGTTGCGGCGCTTGCTCGCTGAGCGAAAGCTGAAACACACCCACATCAGCAAATTGACAGAAATCCCGAGGTCCAGCATTTCACGCTGGCTTTCCCCACACCACGACGACTTCATGGGGCTTGCCGAGGCCGTCATGATCTCTTCAGTGCTTGGCGTGTCCGTTCAGGCCATCCTGGCTGATCCGGATTGGCACGTGTCTGACGATGAGCACATGGAGTTGATTAACCGGGCAGCAACACTGCCTAAGCCACATCTGGCGTCGATGCTGACTTGTTATGCGGAGATTGTTGGTGTACGGGTGGGATAGGTGGGCGGCAACCGCCCTACCAATTTGCAACGACGACATTTAACGCGAACCCAATCACGATCAAGATAAAGGCATACGCCATAAAGTCGTCCAGATCGCCCCGGCCCGACTTGCTGAACCCCCAGCAACCGATGGCGAACGGTATCAGAGCCAACATAAAGCTGAAACTGAACGCTTTCAGCGCCAGCACCATCATTACTATCGCAAACAGTATCCACATGGTCAGGCCCTCACTGGTCAAGGCCCCAGCTTACCCCCACATCCGAGGCTCAGCCAGGGCCGCTATTGAACTACTCCCAGTTCTGTATGTTTCGGTTAACGGCCTGATACACCAAGTCATTGCGGCTGGCCAGCAACTCATCAATGCGGCGGCGTTTCTCTTCGGCCGCCATGACCTTGTCGCGTTGGATCAGCTCAATCTTGTTGCGAACCACCCTGACCTGCTGCTGAGTGCGGCTCAGGCTGCGGCGCGACTTCAAGATGCCGCCCTGCTCATCCAGCAGCTCATTGGCCTTATCGATCAGACCCTCACTGCGGTACTGGTCAACGGTGCGCTTGAGCTGATTCACCTGGTTCAGCATCCGGTAAAACTCTTCCATGTGTTGGGTTGATTTGGCTGGGCCGGTACCGCGATACACTGCTTTAACAAGCGGGATCTCATCTGCTCTCCAACTGGCTGATTCGCCCGGGCGTGACGCGCGGATCAGGCCGTCAGCGGCAGCCATAACATAACCACCAATGGTGCCGGTGTAGCCGATCACCATGTGCTCCAGCTGCTTTGGTGATAAGCCAGACAGCTCGCCCAGCTCACGCATCAGCAGGCTGGTTTGCTCGTTGTAACGGGCTTCCGCCTTCACAGCCAGATCCTGCGGACCATCAATGGGTCCACCCCGGAAGCTGTCATAGTTGAAAGCAGCCTCCACCATCGGCTTGACGATTTGCGGGGTCGGGTTGAGAGCGAAGGTGTCGCCAATGGCCCTGGCCACCGCCTTGCCGAACTGGGTTCCAGTATCCTTATCGCCCAAGGCTCGCACCATACGCTCAGGGATAGTGCCGAACATCACCCCAATCTCGAACGGCTTGGGGATCCGGAAGTGCTGATCACCAACGAAGAAATGCCAATTTGTATCCTTGTCCCAATCCGGCAACTCCTCGTAGCGTTCATCGTCCCAGTTCATGGCCAACAGCCCGAGTGACATTGCGGTGATCATGCCAGCGCGCTTCGCTATTTCGCGCGGATTGTCGCGTAGCTCGCGCGTTAGCTTGCCCAAGCCCTGGATCCTGGCATTAAAGAATGGCAGCACCATTGCCGCCATCTGTATGGTGCGGGCCGCCCCCAGCATGGAGAAGTCCATCAGGTCTTTGGATTCAAAGGCTGCCTGGGCATGGCTCTTTCCGGCCTTAATCGCAGCCTCATAAACAGCCTCGCGGTTGGCATTCTCCAGCGTCTCCCCGTATCGGTTGTACTTACTCCAGGCGTCAGCCACCGCGCCCTTGGCTTGGGATACGTTGCGGATGATAGACTTTTCATACTGAGTGATCTGCTCAGGTGTCATCCCCTTGCGTCGCAGTGACTTACGCACCGCATCAGTCATTGCAGTCGGGTCGTTGCCATTGACATAGCCACCAAGGAAACTGGCCCCACTGAACATCACATCAATGGTGCTACCCTCCATTTTCCATGTCTTTCTCATCCCCCGAATGGAGTCGATCACCGGCTTGAAGCCGTCCTTGCTGATCACCCAGCTGGAAAGGGAATCACGTAAGAAGTTGCGCAGCATGAATTCAGGGGATGCGGTGACCCCTGCTGTCAGTAGGCGCTTTGCTTTGGCGGCCATGTTGACCATGTCGCCAAACGGCTGCCGATCGAAGAAGGTCATGGCGCGGTACAGGTCTGGGTCCGCCACCCTGATCATGTAGTCCTCACCCTCCAGCTTCACAGTGATCAGGTCCTTGCCGTTCTTGAGTGCGCGCCAATCCATCATGTTTGGCTTGGCAACCACCTCAATAGCGCCGGTATCAGCCAAGTTCCAGACCGTCTTTTGGGCTGCCATGTTCTTCATGGAGGCGTCGATCAGCTTGGAGGTAGAGGTGAAGATGTTCTCGAGCAGGTCATTGGTATTAGCCTCCCCACCACTGAGCCTCCTGATACCGGCGCTCTGGTTGGCAATCCCATTTGGCTTGAATGGGGCGATCACGTCACCATCGTCAGATTCCCGAAAGAACGGGATGTACCACTCACTTTCGAACTCAGCCCTCACATCAGCAGTGAACAGTCCGGCCTCCTGCGCTAGATCCAAGGTGGCAGCATTCAGGCGGTTCCAGCGGGCTTTGGCCTCCATGAACTTGGCCTCTTTCCCCTTGCTGAGTCCTTTCAGGGCAGCTATGTCTTGTGCACTGAGCAGGTTTTCGCGCCCCTGTGCCAGCAGGATTTCAGCCCGGTGCCCAGCCATCCAACCGAGCCAGTTGTGCAAATCCTTGCCAAGGTCAGAGAAGATCCCCAGCAGCGCATCCTTCTCACCGGTACCGGCCTTGCGCTGGATAACCCCGTCTTTCCACTCCGGAAGACCATAGAGCATGGTGGCCCGCATGGTAGAGGCTGCCCCGGTCGCCATGCGTGCCGCGATGTAACCAGAATCGGCAGCGTCAGTAATGCCTGCGGCTTGCTCTGCATACTTGATGGGGGCCAGCGCATCAAGCACCTCGGTGTTGGCCTTCTTGATGAACCGATCCACCCACGACTTGACCACGCCGCGATCAACCGCACGCAGCTTGTCCAGGTTGGCCTTGGTGTTATCGATGATGTCTGGCTTGGGGCCAAGGTTCAGCTTCTTCATGGCATCATCTGCCTGGCTGCTGGTTTGGCTCATCTTGATGCCGCCCTTCTTGGTGGTGGCATCCTCCTCCTGGCTGAACTTCTTACCGCCCGGGCCAGTGTCATCCGGTTTGCCGCGCTGCAGCTTCTTGCCCAGTCCATCGATAAGCGTTCTCGTCTCGGCAGCCGTGATGCCGTCAGGCACAAAGCCAACCGCACGCAGCGCCTTGGTGACCCATGCCACCACCTGATCCCAGCCACGCCCCCAGGCGCCCTGCTCCAGTTCCGCAAGGTGAGCCACCACTTCCTCAGCCTGCACCCCGATATCCTCATCGGCATAATGAGTATCAACCCAATCCCATACCGACTTCATGCTGGGGTCTTTCTTCGACTTGATGAGCCGGCTGATCAGCTTGGTGTACTCGCCATCGCCAAGCACATTGGCCAAGCCATAGTGGGCCAGCACCTCATGACGCAGGATCTCGCGCATCCGTTTGGGGTTGGCAATGGTGTCAGCGGCCACATGCAGGGTGCCAGTGTCATCGTCGAAGGCCGCGCGCCGGATCAGCCCCTCTTTCGCATCCAGCCCCAGCGCCTGCTCCAGCTCTGCCTGGGTGGCGTGGATCTGCACATCAATGCCGCTCGCCCCCCGGTACTGCTTAAACCACTCTTTGGTGACCAAATCCGCCTCTTTGCGGGTCAGGGACTTGGCCGGCTTGTCGCCTTGGGCCATGGCCTGCTTGGAGAAGTTGATAATGCGCTCTGGCTCAGCAACAGGGTCCGGCTCACCCACAGGCTTCCCTTCCTCTTTGCCATCGATCGGTTTGGTGGTATCCCCTTCCTTCACCCATACCTTGAACTCATCAACCGGCATGGCCTTGATAGTGCCGAGCCCCTTCCAGCCCTTTTCATAGTTGGCCAGGTATCCGGCCCGGGCCGCCTGCTCGTCGGCAAACCCCATCATCACCTTGTGCTCGTCAAACTTGCCGGTCTTGGGGTCTACCTGATCCACCACATAGACCGTTTCGCCATCCGGCTGGTCACCGATGAACACATCGACGTGATCGCCGTCAGCCCCCAGGGTGCGCTTGATGTAGCCGTAGTCGTGGGCCATGGTCGATTGCCACACCTTGCCATCCTGATCGGTGCCAGAGCGGGTTGATCCCTTGGGGTTCTCCAGCGCGATAGCCAGACCCTGCAGCGTGAGGTGACCCTTCTTGTAGTTGCCAGCCTCCTTCTGTGCCTCTGTGGGCTCTGGCGCAACCTCGGCGCGGGCAGCTTCGATCTGCCGCACCGGCTCAGTGGCGGCTGGCGCCACCACATCCCGCACCTTGACAGCAGAGGACTTGGCCACGACTACCCCACCCTTGCCCGGGATCGCCTTCACCCCGTTATCCTTGGCCCACTGCCTGATGATCGGGATCTCGCCTTTGAGCGTGATGGTGCCATCGGTATTGTTGATGGACTCACTCCACGGCAGCGGGGCGGGATCGGCAGGCCCAGAAACATCAACCCCGGCATCAGTGGCCGGGGCTGTCAGTGTTTGGTCATTCTGCTGCTGTCCATCTGGTGCAGGTGCAGAAGCAAGGAGATCTGCCCGATCTCCGGTTCCAGCTCGGTCGGTGAATCCGGCAATGGCTGCTCCAGCGCTCTCTGCAACTGATTGGCCTGCTCCAGGCTGATCACCTTGTCGTTCACTGCTGATTGCAAGTACCTGGGGAGCCTGCTCATTGGAAACCTCTGTTTGTGGTTGGCTAACATCGGTTTGCACCGGTGCCGTAACTGTTTCTCCGATTACGCTTTGTGCTGGAAGATCAGAAGGTTGTCTCAAGTCGGCGACATTGATGTCGTCGAGTTGTTGAGCATTTGACTGCTCAAACTCTGCGATCTTGGCGATGCCAAAGCCGCCGCCATCGAGGGGGATGGGGGTTTCATCCTGGCGGCTGGCCAGGGCTGCCTCCTTCTCACTGGAGAAAGGTAAGCCACGGCGCGTCAGTCGCACGCTTTCAGGTAGTGGTACTGTGGCGGCGTTGCTCAACTCTGGCAGTGCCGGTGCCGGGCCACGCGGCACTGGCAGATCTGCGCCAACCTCACGCGCCTCTCCCTCATAGGTCGCACCAGGCAGCAGAGTGGCCTGCGGCCCAGGCAGGGCAGCCTCATCTTGCAACTCGCCACTGATGCGCTGGTCGGCAATGGCTGCCACATCACGGGCTGGATCAGAAGGTTGCCCACCCATATCAGGCTGTGGGCCACTGGGGGTGACTGACATGGCGGTAGCCGGATCCAGCAACTCACCCTCCAGCGGTACGATGGGTTTCCCCTGGAAGTCGTGACTACCACGAACAAAGCCCTGTCGCTGGTAAGCCGGCACATCACGAACCGGATCGAACTTGCCAGACCCTAATGGGTTGTTGGCACCGGCAAACATGTTGTCGATCTGGCTGCTGATGCTGGCCCCGCGCTCAGCCTGGCGCTGGTCTAGGCTGTGGATCATGTCATCCATCTGCTGATCACCGGTAACCACTCGGCGCTCAACTCGCACCACTGGCTTGGCCACATCGGGAGACTGTGGGCCATGTACGGCACCCACTACGCCGCCGAATGCGCCGCCAATCGTCCCCTCGTTCAGTGCAGCAGACAGCACGCCAGCCATGGGGTCGCGGCTCTCATCCGCCCACTCTTGCACTGCCTGGTTCACGGCTCGCTGCGTCTCGCCACCCTGCCAAGCCTCAGTGGCTCCTTCACCGGCAAAGCCGCGCACGGCAGCGCCAGCCCGGGTGCTTCCCACCTTGCCGAGCAAACCACCGACGCCACCACCGGCACCGGTCATCACCCCAGATAGAAAATCCGCTGTCAGCGCACGCGGGTCTGACCACGCATCGGTGGCCGCTCGCTCCGCTACGCTGTCGATCGCTGCTCGTCGAATATCGCCAATGTCAGCCCCCTGCATATCGCCATCAGCCAGCTCCCAATAGGCCTGCTGATAGATGGGGTTGGCGTTGAGCTCATCGTTGCCAAGCCCATTGAAGTAGCCGCGCGCCTCTTGCTCTGCTTGCTGAGCCCGCATACCAGATGCCATGGCGCCAGCGTGAGCACCATAGCCAATGGATGTCAGACGCCCAATGGCCTTATCCAGCACGGCCCGCTTTGCTGCCTCCCCTGGTGCCGCCAGATACGCCGCCCGAACCGAGTCGAGCGCACCAGCGCTGATGGCATCCTTCACCGTGGCTTTTGCCACCAGTTCTTTGGCTTGCCCCTCCACCAGATCCTTTGCCAACAGCTTGCCAGCGCCACGCAGGGCGGGCTTGGCGATAAGGCCGGCCCCCTTGGTGCCGCCAACCAGGCCGACAAACTGGCCCAGCACGGTAGAGAAGTTGCCCGCCCACGCGCGCGGATCTGCCCACGCATCGCCTGCCTCAATGGCGCCAGTCTCTGCATTTTCCTGAAAGAACTGCTTGCCCATGGCCTCACGCATGGGAGTAGACGCCTGATCCAGCTGCCCATCAGCCCAAGCACTGACGCCGCGCCCGGCATCCTTGATACCCTGCGAGCCAGTCAGCTGGCCAACCGTTTCAAGGTCGCCACCCAGGGTCTGCCCAAGGCCACGCTGGAACATGTCAACAGTGTCGCCGATGATGCCCTGCTCATCGCCAGCGCTGTCGTCTGGCTGCTGTGGTAAATAGCGTGCCCTGGCGGCAGCAATGAAGTCATCCCGGGTTGGCTTAGCCATGTAGTCATTCTCCGCAGGCAATAAAAAAGCCGGCCCCTGTTAAGGGTCCGGCCATGATGGGGAAATTTTGTGCCACTACTGTCTAAATGGCAAGCTCGGCTCTGCTATCACAGTGAGCTTGGTGGCATTCTTGCGGTGTGCGTGGCATCAAGGATTTTTGGCACCAAATGGGGCATCATGTGGTCATGTTATAGTTCCATTAAATGATCTTCTATGAGGATTAAAACAGAGGGATTTGTTATATGAAGAAAGAGATTGCAGCTATCATTATGTCAGTGTTTATTTTTAGCTGTGCCAAGCATGAGAATGTTTCTATTGATGGTCGAGATACCAATAGATGGGAAATTGTTAAAGACTGGAATGGACAAAAGGGGTGGATTGGGGCGTCTTATCATGATGACTTGGTCCAAGTAACCTTTGAAGCATTAAATAATGAATCAGCTTTCACATTGCTAGAAATAAATGCAACAAGATGCAATGGAGATCTAATTGTTGATGGTGAGCAATACAAGGCAACATCAACAAAGAAACAGAAGAGTGGGTTTTCTCAGTGCTATACGCAGGTGTTTGGCGACGAATCTATTGAGATAGCAGTCAAAATGGCATCATCCAATATAGTTAATTTCAATGGGCACGATACTGATGTTAGAGGTTTTGAATCCATACTTAAAAAACACTTCATAAATGAAGGGGAACAGAAAGAAAACGCAGGTATCAGCACTGTCGGCCATGCGGATGGCTTTAAAAAAGCCCTTGATGAATTGGCAAAATCAGCAGATGTTAAGTAGTAACTTACAAGATAAAAATACAATCAGCTGAACAAATTAGCCCGCCACTCGGCGGGCTTTATTATTTGTACATCTGCTGGTAAGCGCTGGATGCCATGGCGTCAGGATTTTTATTGGCATTCAGTGCCTCCCTGCCAGACTGTATCAATGCCTTCTCGATAGAGCGGTCACCCTGCATACGAGGGATGATGCCTTGCGGTTTTGGTGGCTGGGTTGCAGGGGGGGCGACTGATTGTTGTGGTGCCTGGGTCGGCTCGGCCTGCTTCTGCGGCGCCAAGGAAAGCCAGTAATTGGCGTAGCCTCCACCCCCAAACTCCCCCAGCAGTTGCTGGGCGCCAGGGTCAGATGCCAAGGTGTAGCCCAATGTATCAATCTCGCCCAGAGCTACTGCGCGCTGTTCATCGGTAATCTTGTCGTTCCCCATCAGCTCCGCCTTGCGCTTGGACAGCTGATCCATGGTGCCCATGATGTTCTTGGCGTGAGTCTCGCGGGCGCGAACGCTGGCGTTGGCCGCCGCTGCTTGCGTTTCCAGTGCAAGTCGCCTCTCGAACATGGCCCAGTCATGATCCCGGTTCTTCTGGTTCTCGACAGCCATTGCCTTGAATCGGGTATTGTTCTCTTCACGGCTCGCGTCGATCTGCTTCTGTGTCAACTTGTCACGGGCGGCCAGCTCCGTTCCCATCTCGTCTTTACGCTGAGCGGCTTCACGCAGGCGCTGCTGCTCCGCGAACCCTACCTGCGCGTTATTGACGGTACCGGCACCAAAGCCCTTGGCTAATGCTGCGAGCAGGCTCATGCTGCACCCCCTTGCTGTTCGGCTTCATCCATTTTTTGCACGATAGCCTCCAGTATCTGACTGGCCTCAACCAGGATCTGGTCGTCAATCACGTCGTTCTCGGCGTCCATCTCCTTGAGCTTATCCATGGCGCGAAACAGAGCGTCGATCTTGCTGTCTGGATCGCCAATTTTGCCGGATGCCAGCATTTCACGGCACCCCGCATACACGGCCTTGACGATCTGCTGCGCTGGCACGCTGCGGCCAGCCTCCTTGGCCTGCTTGAGAATGGTGAAGATGCCACCGGCTACCGCGTCGGCAACTCCCTGGATCTTGTCCTCGCCGGCCTGCAAGCGACCGGCAACGGCCTGCCCACCATCACCAAGCAGGGTGGCGCCCAGCATCTCCATCAAGCTGGCATGCATGGCGTCATCATTACCGCCCTGCTGCTGTGGTTGTTGTGGTTGCTGGCCCTGCATATTCTGAATCAATCCCATCACTCACCATCCCATGCATACTGAGCCCGGATACCGGGGGTTACATCAAATCGACTGGGGTTGAAATTAAAGTCGCCAGCCATGCTCTTATCGAGGTCATTGTTGTTTGGCAGCGAGTAGCGCGGCGGGGCGGATGCAGTATCGCCCTTGCTTCCACCATTACCATTGCTGTGGCTGGCGCCCGCTTGGCTGACGGCATTACCAGCCTGCACATTAAGGTCGTTGAGTGCAGCACCAAAGCCTGATGCTGGCTGGGTCAAGCCGCTCGCCACGCCAGAAAGCAGTTGGCTGGCGCCTGGTACCACGCCAGACAGAAATCCCATGGCAGCTTTAAGGGTCGAGTCTAACCCCCCTTCTGACCCCAAGGATTGCCCTCTCTGGCCAGTCAGCCGTTCGCTATCAAAATCACCACGTGCAGCATCTCGGCCGATGCCGGAGAAGTAGGAGTCAGTATTGCCGACATCCCCGACCAGCCCCGCAACCGCCTTGCTAGCTCCTCCCAATAGCGCGCCACCGAAAATATTGGCGCCCGCCTGCTTGTTAAATGCACCACTCGCGTCACGGATGTTGGCTCGATCTCGTTCAGTCAGTGCGCCGTTTTGCGCCTTGCGCTGCAGGTTACCGATCACCCCATTCACATTGTCAGTCTTGATGGTTTCGTTGAAGTTAGTGGCAGGGCCAAAACCAAGCGCACCTTTGATCTTCCCGCCAAATGAACCATCGTGCATGCCATACATCGACGGGCCGCCGATCGAGCTGATGTTGTGGTTTGGAGGAGTAGAGGCTGCCTTGTAGTTGTCCAGGGTCTTGCTGACGGACGAAATGCGACTGGCAACGCTGCTGTTGTCATTTTTACCGTTGCCACTGGTGGCTTGCTGCCCCTTGTTGTTGGCGCCAATGGAGTTATTGAACGAGCCCTTGCTCATGCCGTAACTAGATGCGCCACCAATTGAACTCGGGCCGCTTTTACTGTTTCCGCTGCTTTTGCTGTCGTTCTTACCGCTGCCCTTGCTGCTGCCGCCACCGCCTTTTGAAGAGGACCCACTGTTAGCGCCACCTTTATTGGCACCACCATTATGATTTCCGCCACCACCCGGGGCGCCACCGCTTTCTTTGGACATCCTTAACCCCCCTGCTTCTTGATGTTGGCAAGAAGCCCGCTGGTAAGAGCCCCCCCCGTAGACATACCATCACCGGCAAGCCCTGGCGTTGATACCTGGTACTCGACCGGCGTCAGGTTGGCCGGCAGACCATTCTCCTGCCGTAATTGATCCTCCCGGCCCCATATGTCTTTCTGCATATTGCGCTGGTTCTTCTGCGCCTCTCGGTTCTCAAGGTATGAGCCGCCAGCGACCAGGGCTGAACCAAGTAGCGTTGCCGCACCCGGATTGCTCTGCATCCAAGATCCCGCACTGGAAAGGCCACCAAGCACCGCATCGACCGCCTGATCGGCCATGTCGATCGCACTTGATACCATGCCGCCAAAATCAAACATGTGACCCCCTTACTTTACGTTCACGCCGGGCAATGATGCGGACGGGAACTTAGTCCAATCCGGTTTGATGGTGCTGATGTTGGAGTACATCTGCTGGTACATATTCAGTGTCGAGTTGAGTTCGGTCTTCATGTTGTTGACCAGCTTCTCTTTGTCTGTAGCCTTCATCGTGTTGTCAGCCATGACAGCTGCATAGCGGTCGTTATAGGAGCTGACTGCCTTATCGACCGTACTCATGTACATGCCGTGGGTGTTGGCCACTACCTGCTGGGCCAGCTGATCCAGGCTGGCCTTGTTTTGGTTATCCAACTCTTTCAGGCGCTGCTGACCCTCTGCATCCAGCATCCCCAGGCTGTTTTTGTGCAACAGCTGATCGCGCTCCTTCTGGTACTCACTCTGCGCCCCAAGCTCTTTCAGGCGCTGCTGGCCTTCGGCATCCAGCATTCCGAGACTGTTCTTATGCAGCAGCTGATCGCGCTCAGTTTGATATTGGTTCTGAACACCCAACTCTTTCAGGCGCTGTTGGCCCTCTGCATCCAGCATTCCCAGGCTGTTTTTGTGCAACAGCTGATCGCGCTCTTTTTGCAGTTGCGCGTTGATATTGGCCATTCCCTTTTCATGGCCAAACTGGTTCCCCTGCATAGTCAGCTGATGACCGCGATCAATTCGGTTCTCGTCACTCTTCCATGCCTGCCCCGCGTTCTGGCTGGCAATAGGTAACGCAGCATCAACGATCGCCCGTTGCGACGCCTCGGCACCGATTGAGCTGTTGGAGAGCCCGCGGCCCGCTGCGTACTGCTCGCCTTTGGCCTTGGCCATGCGCATCAGCAAGCCATCCTGGCTGATCGTTTTATTAACCTGGTCGTTCACGTCTTTGGCATCAAAAGGCGTGGTCGTCGCTGTGATGGCTACCATATTCCCCCCAATAAAAAAGCCGCCAGATGGCGGCTTACTCAAGTCTCTGCATTCACCAGGTGAACGCGTGCACAGCACCAACATCGGTTAGCGTGGATACGGCCTGCTCAGCGGCATTGCTGGCCTGCCGGATCTGTTCGCGCAGAGCCAACACATTGGCTACCGTCTCGAAACCTGCCTCGCCAAGCTGCTCACGCTCCTGAGCCCTTTGCAGGCGCCAGTCCAAGGCGGTGATACGGCGCTCCGCCTCGGCTTTTATGGCTAACACCTTGTCATTTATTTCGAGATCAATATCGTTAAATCCGACGCTAGCGCGATTAGCACCAGGACCATCAACAATAAACATGTTCATGTCATTTTACCCTGTAGTAAATTCCGCTTATATATCTTGGATTTCCTACAACCCGCCCCAGCTTACTCCTGTGAACAATACTGGATGGTTTCGTAAGTCCTGCAATAAGGTAGTCACCAGAAATACATGCAGCATGAGCAGCGCCACCAAAGGTGATTGACACTAGGGCGGAGGGGTGATTTGCCATCAACACTGATGAGGAGGATAAAACACCAAGCAATCCATCTTGATAGAACCCTCGCGGGAAATTAGGTGTGGCCGTATATGAAGACGGCATAATGCCAATTTTAATCCATTGCGTTGCATCCAACGTTTCAAAGATACCCGCATTGGTGAATGCGTAAATTCGATCAGCAGCAGAAATAACCAAGTGAACAAGCAGTGACGCCCCTTGGTAGAGGGTTGCAACGAACCATGACTCACCGTTGTTAGATACGCTTGGGCCAACAACCGAACTTTGAGTCGTCGATAAAAAGAACAATCCATTTGCAAAGCAAATGCTGGTTTTTGCCGCTGCAGGAGCTGTCAACTTTATCGCGAATGAAACACCATCCGAACTTGTCCAGCATTCATTCGTTGAGTAACTTGATGGGGCGATATACACCCCATTCCCATACGCGATACCACAAACTGCACCTGTAACTCCGGTGCAGTACTCCCAAGTATCCCCGTTAGACGTGCGTCGCAGGCTGCCACTGTTACTTGCATAGATAAGTCCATTGCACTCAAAAACGGCAGAAGCTGAAACGCCAGAGGCAATCAAACAAGTAAGGCCGCGATCTTTTGATACGTAAACCCCGCCACTGCTTGCCGCAAAAACAACCAGCGCCCCAATGCTGGCCGTGGAGACGACGTTCACCGAGGACGGTAGTACGCCATTTTCTGTGGCAATCACGCCAGGGCCAAGTTGCGTCAAATAATCAGGGATACCTACATAACCTTCCTGCGGTATTAAAACCCCAGAGCGTAACCATTCAGTGTTTTCTTGGACAATCATCGGCTTGGTTGATGGCAATTGTGCTGACATACCAACAGCTGGCGTAACCCCACCGATCACGGCGCCAGAAATGCCACTAATCAGAGGTGATAAAACATCACTGACCAGCGAGTTGCCACGATTAACCTCTGCCAAAATAACTGGATCAAATTCACTCATGTTCAGTCTCCACAGATTCCGCGCTTTCGAGTTGTCCGTTATTGTTATACAGATAGGTGGTCGTGGTTTTTCTGCCGAGATAAATCGACACCGATGATAGCAATCTCCCAGAGGGGTCATATGTGAATGAGGATGACTTTAGCCCCGCTGGATATAGCGTTATCATGCTCGTCAGCCTGCCGTCCACATCGTAGGTAAACGATGAGCTGACATACTGATCAGCGGTGTCTGACCCATGCAAGAGATTAAGCACCAAGTCGCCGTCGGCATTTGGCTTTTGCCCGTTCAGCGATCTCATCGCCCCCACATCACCAGGGGTCAGATCAACGTCGCCCGATAACGGTTTGCCATTTACCTTTGTAGCCTTAGTCACTCGCGCCTGCATGTCTGTGTTGACACGCTCAAACCCCGTCTGAACTGCGCCAAAGTCAGCCTCTACAGCCTGGCCGTCTGCCAGCTCTCCTGGCACATATTCATTTAACCGATCGTAATAGGGATTAGCCACGCCTTGCCCTCCTAGCGAAATAATCCAGAGTTACGCCAGTAATGGTGAAATTTGGATCTGATGAACTTGCGCCCCCCATCAATATCGAGATAGACGCCGAGGTGCCAGAGAGGTCTATCGGTGCATTGGTGTACCCGTAACTACCGCTCCAGTAAAACTGGTTCCACTGAGTCTGATTCCAGATGGCAACCTGATCCCACGCTGCAGAAGGGTCCTCTGACACAATCGAGTGAACCTTCTGGCTTGTAAAGTGAGCGTCAATCATGTGGTCAATAGACCACTTAACTTGGATTGGCGCCTGATTAGGGGATGTTTGCTCCACAAGCGCGGTAAGCCAGGTTTTTTTCACCCCAGGCGAACCTGAGTGAGCGAATGGCAGGCGTACCCGCCATGAAATCGCGGCACCATCAAAAGACCGAGATTCCTTATCGATAGTGAACACCACCCCCTCACTACCACTTAAACAGAAAAATAGTTGCTCCCCTTGCTCCGTGTAACGCCAGACCCCTGCCACTGCAGATGGATATTGAAACGTGGTGGCCATCGGTGACCCATCAGCCAAAATGGTGACAGCAAGATGCGTCAGCCCTCGGCTGAATAGTCGGTATTGGTTTAGCTCTGCGATCTGCGTGGAAAAAGCCCAATCCATCCCGTCAATCATCGCCTTGAAGTGGTGATCCGGATCGAGCTGATTAAGTGCGAAATCGCCAAACTCCTGAACCCGGTCCAGCCTGACCAATCCTCGGTCTGACAGACCCACCGGGAGAAACAGGGATTGCCCAGTCCCAGCAGCAATACCCACCGACTCAGAAAGGGCTCTCTGCTCCCAGTCCTTCGAACTAGAACCATAGAGGCCAAAGACCCGTCGAGCTGATGCAATCACCAGCACGCCACCAGTCGTCGGCAGCATCGCTGTGATCTCATCACCAATAGAGAATGACTCCGCCCCCAGCAGGGCGCTCCAGGTGTGTGGGTTGCCAGGCGCGCTATGCTGGTACTGCCCCCCTTCGTACCCGAGGAACAGATGACCTGAGTGGATGGCGATCGCCAGTGGCTTGTCTTTTGTTGCATCAGGCTGGGCGTGGAGCGGGACAAGCCACCCGTCCTCCCGCAACTCAAAGGCTCGCTGCACACCTGATGCCACATAGGCGGCCCGCTGCCCAGTGCCACCAAAGAAGTTGTGTACGGCAGCCTGATAGCGCCCGCCCGCCTTAATGGTTATCGCATCAACCTTGGCAACCGTGCACGTGGCACCACCAAGCCCAGTAAGTACATTACCAACAGCCGGCGCGTCACCTGGAGCTGCGACGACGACGCCGCTCTTGCCATCAGCCGCCAACTGGGCAACACACCTGAAAACCTTATTGTCACCGGTTCGAGTGAGGGTGACATCCCCGTTCGAGATGTTGGCCACATTGGTGACCGTCAGCACCCAACCAAATGAAGTTATCTGCTGCCAACCCGCTTCGGAAGCCATGAACAAGCCGCCAGTGTTAACGTCAATGTCCCGAACGGCAAACACCGCATTGCGCACAGCAATAACTCCGCGCACAGGCCCTATACCCGGCACCGGGCCTATTTGCGAACGGCGCCAATCTGCGGCAATGGCTTGGTTTGCAATGTTCTCGGCCTTGGTTTTGCTGTATTCGCGGCCATCCTGCTGCGCGACATAGCCGACACCGGCTATATCCAAAATCGTTCCAGCGGTAATGCTGCCTTCAATAATGACGGCGTTAATGAAATGACCCGATCGGGACAAGTACGCCCCACTACCCCCCTCCCATGTGATTGCGGTGAATACTGGATGAGCAGCGTCAGGGGCATCACCCACATCAATTGAGGTGAACTTTCGGTTCCGGCTTGGTGAAGGGCGCCCGTCAAATCGGTCATAGCCAAGCGTCCTGGCGTAACCGCCACTTGCCAATGCATCGACGTTCACCGCTGCCAGCGCAAACCCGGGAGCCTTCGCCAGCGGCGTGGTTGATAGATCAATGCCCCCTTTCAGCGGAATGAATGTGCTATTTCGAGTTGGCATTTTCACCATGAGGCCCCGCTAACCAGCGACAGTGGCGGCACGTACCGCTTCACCAGCAACCCGTAATAGACATTCCACTCGCGCTCACCAATGGCGATCAGCTCAGTGGCGGCCTGTCGATACCCACTCTGAGCGACTGCATACCAGACGATAGCCATATGATAGGGCGGCTCAATGTGCGGCACGTCCGACTCCACCGTCATTGTTTGGGTCGGTATTGGTGCTTCACCACGCAACCACTCCCAATCATTACGCAGCAGCTGGATCTTCTCCCAGCTTTCACGGATCGCGTCTGCTGCGGCCAGGGTGCGGGGGTTGCCATCAGCCAGGTTTTTCGGTGGGCCGCCGAGGTCGTGCACCTCTGCGGCATACCGCCTACATAGCTCGAGGAAGGTCATGATTAGCCGACCAGGCTGACCGGGTAGGACTGCACAGTGCGAGGAATGAGGGAGCCGTCGTCGTGCTGCTCGTAGCGCATCTCGGTGGCCTGCATCAGCACCTGGTAAACGGGCTCCGGCACCTCGGCCACGGTTTCACGCTTGATGATGTAGGCGACGCCATTGACGGAGGCGTACACATCATCATTGCCGCGACTTTGGGGATCGCGGGAAATACGAATCTTGACGCGCTTGGCTTCGTTGATTTCGCGCTGTTCGATGGTGGGGGCTCCGGTAATCGCTTCTGCGCTCGGGGCGGTGCTTGCGTCACGGTTGACGCCGTTCGCCTGCTCCTGCTCAACGATCTCGGCAACCAGCTTGTCACGGCTGGTATTGGCAGCCTTGTCGATGCCGAAGTTATCGGACAGGTATTTGCGCAAATCGGCAGGCGATGCGTTATTGAGGTCGATCAATTCCATGGTGCTTTTCTCCAGAAAAAGAAAAGGCCCGCACTGGGCGGGCCTTTTATGGGCGGCGTATTAGAGGGCGGTAACCGCTACCTCGATGCGGGTCATCCACAGCTCGTTCAGGCGAACTGCGGCAAACCAGCTTTTCCAGGAGGCAGAACCACGCTGACCGAGCGGGTCACCACCACGCGGGGTGTTGGGGTTCAGGATCATCGGCACGATGGAGCCCGGGCCGCCGTTGCCCTTGAGCGGGACGATGCCAAAGCTGTTCTGGCTCAGCACCACCATGGGGTACACGTCGGCACTGGTGCCGCCAGTGGATACCATGGCGCCCTTGGCGCCGCCTGCATCCGGCAGAGAGGTCAGCACCGGGGAGAGCACGAAGCGGAACTCTTCCACAGATCCGGTCTCTTCCGGGCACAGCGGCTGACGGGTGCCGTACTCGGCAACCGACTTGAAGCCAGCCAGGCCGCGAATGTCAGAGTCGCAGTCGGTGTGCGCAACCACTACGAAGGCGGCCTCGACCGGCTTGGTGCCAACGCTGACTGATGCAGCCAGGATCTTGGTGATCTTCTTGGCGCGCTGCTTCTTGAGCGAACGAGAGGCCAAGCGCAACTTGTTGAGGCTGATCGCGGTGTTCACGCCGTTGCGGGCGGTGCCGTTGGCGTAAATTACGCTGGTGCCACCAGAGATAACGCCCCAGGTCAGCACTTCGAAGGTTTCAGCTGCCTGCTCGCCCAGCAGCATTTGCACATCCTGCAGCACTGGGTCTTCGTGGGTGTCTGCGATCACGTCGGTGATCTCGGTCCACGCACCGTATTGCGCCATGCCGACAGTCACATCCTGGTAGGCCATCTTCTGGCTGGACGGGGTAACACCCTCAGCCAGCGGAGTGGTGGCCGCAGCGAACGGCACAGGGCGGCGGAACTTGACGGTTTGACCCTTGTTCTTGGGCTGCGGCTTGGGGTCGCCAAACTTTTGCAGCACCAGGATCGGCTCGGCGTGCTCGAGCATCTTCACTTCGGCGATGATGCCGACACGCGGGGAGATATCCCCGTAGGTAGTAGTAGCCATGACTTATCTCTCCTGAATCAGTATTTGCGCTGCGCCAGCCGCTTATCCGCATCGGCTGCGGCACGACTGAACGCAGAGGCTTCATCCCCTGTATCCACCGTGGCGCGGCCCTGGCTGCCGCCTAGCGGAGCCATATCTGCCAATTTGCGCTGGCGCTGCGCGTTGCGTTGGGCTTGAGCTGCTTGAGCTTGGAGTTGGGTGGACTTGTAGAGGGTCAGCACCACATCGGCGTCTGCTGCGCTGTCAGAGTTAGCGATGCTCTGCACGGAGGCTGGCTGCTGAGTGATCCAGGCTTGAAACTCCTGACTCACAACAACCGTTTCAGCATCGGGGTGCCGACGCATCAACTCGTCAGTCTCGATGGCGATCAGCTCTTCGTGCTGGCGCACCTGTGCCTGCTCACGCAGTTGGGCAACCGGCTCCTTTACTTGCGAGATTTCGCTGCGCAGTCCATCGCGCAGAGCATCAGCAACGCCTTGCATATGGTCAGCAATGTCGGGGTAATCCTCGCGCATCGCTGCAATGCGGCTTTCCAGGGCGTCGAGCTGGCGGGTGGCATCCTTACCATCCCCCTTCTTGTCTGCCTGCTGGATGCTGTTGATCTGCTCATTGAACTGGCGCTCTTTCTCGGCAAGTTGCCGCTGTGTAGCGGCATAGCGACCGTTGGCGGAGCGAGCAGCCTGAGCCTCCCGATCCCGGTCAGCTAACAGCGATTGCAGATAGGCGCGCTGCTCGGGTGATGCATCAGAAAACAGGTCATCTTCGGATGCGGCTTGCTGCTCAGCAGCAGAGGCGGCTTCCTGTTGATGCTGTTCATCGTCGCCAGTGGTGGCGCCGGTCTGGTTGTCTCCGCGCTGCTCGTCGTTTTGCGGCTCGCTGGTTGCGGGCTCACCACGCAAACGCGCGTCAGCGGCACCAGCAGCCTGTGCGAACACGTCCAGATCGCGGCCATCGGCGGCGTCCTGGTGGGCTTCTGTTGCGGCTTGGTCGTTCAGGTGATCCATGTAAAATCTCCAAAAAAAACCCGCACAAGGCGGGCTACAGTGGCTTGCCGGAATTACTCGGCTGGTGTGAAATCGTTGATGAGCTTATCGAGCAACCGGATCTGGGCTCGGGTGGCCTGGGTCTGCTCGTGCTCCATGTCCTGCTCCAGGTCAGAGCGCAGCTGATTGAGCTCGCCCTGCAGGTGCAGCAAGACGGTATTGGTATCCTGGCTACGGGTGAGCATGGAACGCCTCGCGCACCAGAGAGCCCACCGGATAGCCTGACTGAACAAGGTTGCCAGCCAGCGCAATACCGCGCTCGATATTCTCGCGGCGGCGCAGGTGTCGGCTGTGGTTTGCCCACGGATTGAAGGCTACACCGTAGAGCTTGGCCATGGTGGTCACCACGGCGATATGGACGATGGTCTTTTTCATGCTGCGCGAATTTCCTCTACTTCGGCCAGTCTGGCTTCCAGCATATCGGCGTACTCTCTCATAGCTACCAGTTGGCGCTTCATGAAGTTCTTGTACCGCATGCACATGCCACCGAACTGCTCTTGTTCGGCGTACTTGATAGCCCGTTCAAGGCCAGTGATGCGTTCCTTCAGTGGCACCAACTCGTCATTGATGCGACCTTTGATATTCGCCACCATCTGATCCGCAGCCACGCTCATTGCAACTCTCCAAATTGATAGTCAGGGTCATGCTTCACATCGTCGTGGACATAAACCCTGTTGCCAGAAGCCAGTCCAATAACCACGCCATCTTCCTGCTCTGGCTCAATATCGCGCTGACAAAATGGGCAGTATTTGGTTTCACTCATACCCATCCCCAATAAAAAAGCCCGGCACATGGCCGGGCATAATATGCGCACCCCAGATACACAAAACCCCGCACGAGGCGGGGCAAATGAGAATCTGGCAGTCTTAGAGCTATTTTGTGCCACCTGCTGGAAAAGTCAACTACTCCTACTCCAACCCGTAATTCCCGGTCGGCGGCAGGATCTGCTTCATCTTGACCTCGGCCATGAACTTCTGGGTGTCGTGAGCCTGCGCCTTATCCAGCTTCTCCAGTTCGATCATCAGTCGCTCCTGGCTCATCTGCTTGTTCTGGGCCAGCTTCATCAGCTCGATGCGCTCACGTCGCTGGCTGTCTTCATGCTGCAGCTGCATGGTGGCCAACTTGTATTGGCTGGAGAACTCAAGTTCCATCTGCTTGAGTGACGCCTGCATCTGCGCCATCTGCAGGGCGCCAGCACTCTTCATCTGGGCGAGCTGAGTCTCATGCTCAAACTTGGCCTGAGCCAGCTGCTGCTCCATCTGCAACTTGACCAGCTGCGGATCCTGCTGCCCAGCCTCTTGCTGCTGCTTGATGGCTGCGTCGTACTCTTCCTGGCTGCGCAACACCTTGGCATTGTCGATGTGCATGGACTGGAACAGGGTCTTCATCGCCTCATACGGCTTGAACATCGGCGCAAAAGTCGGGTTCTGGGTGTACTTGTCCAGGATCTGGGTCAGTTGGGCGGTCTGGATCTCCTTGACCAGCAGCGCACTGGTACCCCTGGCCTGAACCTCGAAATCCCCCTTGATGGCTGCGTCCTCACCGAACTGCATATTCCAGTTGTAGAAGCGCCGGATCATTGGCTTGGTGATGTTGTCGTCATACTCCTTCACCTGCTGACGGCGCACGGCATTGGCGGCGTTCATCAGCATGCTCATGCCGCCCAAGGTCGGCGTCACCTGCCCCTGCTCACCCTGGCTTATCATCGGCACCCCGGCCTCGCGATCGAGCAGGGAGAGCGCCAGCTGCAGGATGTTGGCCATGTCACTCTGCCGGCTGTCGAAGTGGAACACCCCGAAAGCCTTTTGCACCTCTGCATACTGCTGGTTGGAGTCCATTTCCCACACTTTGAATGGCGTAGCCTCCCAATTTCCATCCACTGGGGAGATCAGGCGCTTGTTCACCACTACCTGTGGCCCCACCGTCTTGGCAGCGTTGTCCAGCATGGCCCGCCAGGCGCTGTTGATGATCCGCTGAGGGTGGCGCATCAGGTACGGCATGGACAGGCCGAAGATGCTCCCCTCATCCGGTTCGCAGACATAGACGGAGTAAGGCCACTCCATGGTATCCATCGGGTTGATGGTCACTTTCAGGATCACGTTACCGGAGAAAATGGCAACGCCATCAAACTCGCGCCCCTCCATCTCGGTGATGTCCACCCCAGCAACCAGCAGCACCTCAACTGGGATCGGGCCGTGATATGTCCAGACCTCAAACCTAGAGTCTTGGTTGGTTGGGTTGAGCCCGCACAGGTAACGGATCTGGTCAACGAACTCGGCGTAGCGGGTGCGGGTCGAAGACGGGTCTTGCGCCAGCAGCTTTTCTACCTGCTCCGGGATGAAACCCATAGATTCCATATTGAGCAGCCGGCGCAGCTCCTTCTTGGTCATGTACTCCCGCTCGTAGACGAACTCGCAATCGTCCCAACGGGTGGCCCCCATATCCGGCACGAAGTCCCAAGGCAACACGCAGCGAGCCCCTGGCTTGAGGTCTTTCACAATCTCAACCGACCAAGAACCATCCTGGCTAGGCAGCCACGCCTGCTTGATGGCACTCTCTACAATAGGCCCCTTGATGATCCCGGTACCTATCTTGGCAGCGTAATGCAGCATCCGGCGCGATTCGGCGTTGTAGTCACAGGCGATCAGCTGGTCGTCAATCGTCTTTTCCATTGCTGTCGCGGCGGCCTGGGCAGCGGCCAGCACCTCTGCAGCCTGCTGAGCCTCGGTCGTTGGCTGTTGCTGCCCGTCCATGCCCTGCTGTACCCCCTTGGCCAGCATGGAGAGCTTCGGATCCGGCGATGGCGCGATCCCGTAGTTCTTGTCATCGACAGGGAACAGCATATCCCCCATCTGAGCAGCCCATGCGTCGGTCTTCTCGCGGGTGATGTTGACGAAGGCCTGCGACTTCTTGGCCCTCTCCAGCTCCTTGATAAAGTCAGGCTCGTACTCCCCGCGGTACTGGCGCAGGTCATCAAGCCAACGCTGTTCGACAAGGCTGCGCTGCTGCAGCTGATGCTCGATATCGCGAAAGCGGCTGGCACCAAACAGATCAAGGGGCGAGAGCTGTTCCACCATCTCGGAGGACAGTGTGATTTCAGTCGGGTTTTGCATGGTGTCAGTATCCTGTTACAGAGTCGGCGGCGCGCTGCGCTGCCCTGGTGGCATTGCTATCGATGGTTTTCTTGCGGTCACGTTCCGGCATGGCACCGAGGCACAGGTACTGTGTGGCGTCTGCTGGGTGGGAATACTGGTTCTTGTCTGGCTGGTCGGTGAACTTGGTGGCGCCTGACACGTTGAGCTGCTTGTACTGGTAGCCAGTCTCGAAGGCCTTGATGATGACGCGACAGTGCGGGCTGATGATGAGCGCCGGCTGCCCCTTGCCGACAAGGCGAGAGAGCCACCACCTGACCCCCTCAAGGCGAGCCATCAGGTTGTTGGTGTGCGCAGGCTCTGCGTTCATCCCCTTGTTGCCAAGCACTTCGAAGCAGGTGGTTTCGTCTGCCTGACTGCGGCCTACACCTGCTGGATCTCCCCAGATAGTGAACTCCATGTTGGCGTAGCGGCTGGTCAGTAGCGGAGACAGCTGCTCATCAATGAAGCGTTCTATCCCCATGCCGGTGGCCACCACCTCATCCAGGATGCGCAACTGCCCGAAGGCGGTGATCTGGCCGATGATAGCGGCTGGGGTCAGGCCGAAGTCCATCCCGATGATGATGGGCAGCGACTTGATGGGGCCAAGCTTGTCCTTGGCGACATGCAGATCCCGGTTGAAGTGGTCGATGAAGACCGGCTTGCCGGTGGCCACGGTGGCGAATCGGTTGCAGATGCGCGAACGAACCCAGTTGAGCGTCTTGCCGCCGAGCTGATCGAACCAAGCATCAAAACCCTTCTTGTTGTTCTTCACGTTCTCAGCTTTGGGGTTGGCAACGAACCGGCGCCCCAGGTAGTCACGGAAATAGCCGGCATCAATCAGTGCTTGCAGGTCTGGCGACATCGGCGCACCGGGTGATACTTCGACCAAGGCTCCGGGTTGCTCGTAGAAACTCCAACCGACCGGCTTGAGCGGGTTGCCGTCATCATCCTGGCCATGCTCAAACTCATGCCACCAGTGGTCCTCATCCGGTGAGTTGGTGTCCATGATGAGCCCGCACCACGTCGGGCCGCCGTCCTTGCCGGATGGGTAACGGGCCTGCACCGCGCGGGATGCCGCCTCGTTCACAATGTTCAGGTCGAGGAACTGAGCCTCGTTTATCCAGACGCCAGTCATCTCAAGTGACAGCATCTTGCGAATGTCCTTGGGTCGGTCCATCGACAGGAAGAAGAACTCCGCCTCGATGATGGTTTGGCCGTCTGGGTGCGGGATGCGCATAAAGCCAACGATCGGGGCGTCGAACTTGATGGGGCACACCTCTTCCGGGATCCAGTCCTGAAAGGTCTTGATGACTGTTGCCTTTAGTTCGCCGTAGGTGTTCCGGATGCAAACCCAGCGCGTCTTGCGCACGCCGTCAGCGTTGGGCTCCTGGTTGATGGACACATCCAGCATGAACATGACGCAGCCAACCGACTTGCCTGAGCCTACCGGCCCTCGCACGGCGGCGATCATGGGCCGATCCCGGTGGATGGCCTCGAATGTCGGGCTCGGGGAATAGGTGATGGTTCTAATCTCCATCGTCACCGCCCTGATTCATAAAGCCCAGGTTCCACATCACCTGGACGCCGCTGCTCTTGCCCTTGCGCAAGATCTCGTACTCGACCTTGGCCTTGGCGGTGAGCGCCCGGTCTTTCTCCATCAGCACGGTCTTGTGCTTGGTGCTCTCGACGATATAGGGAATCTCGACGATGGTTTTCTCGAGCTGCATGATGCGGCCCAGCACGCTATCCATGGCGCTCGTCGTTCTGGTGTAGAGCTTGTAGAGGTCCATGCGCTGCTCTATGTTCAGCTCATCCTCCGGCAACTCCAAATCCTTGGCGATGCGCCCCAGGGTAATGACGCCGTTCCGGAAGCCGCACCGCATGGCAAGCAGCTCGTCGGACAGGTTGGCTCGCACCGCATCCTCGATCACCTCATCGGGAAAGAACTTGGCATACACGCCGTGCCGCTGGGCAGGCTGGGCCACTTTGCTGGTGCGAGGCTTGGGAGTTTTCTTGCGATGGTCGCGGTCTGGGTTGAGCGCGTCATTCACCGTGCCAGCAGTGCGACGCGGCGGCCGCTTCGCTGGCGGCTTCTTGTCTGATTTCTCGGTCATGGTTATCTGGTACAGCGCTCCAGTGCGTCGATGTAATCGAGCAGGCGAGCCGTGGACTCACCAGAAAGAGAAACCCCGCCGTTATGGGCGGGGTTTCATGGTTGCAGTGCGCAGGGAGTTATAGGCTCGCTCACAGGCTAATCCTGATGCTCGAGCTCTGTCATACGCTGCTGCCAGCTCACCCGCTCGTTCATCAGCCCGGCTGAGCAGGTCGGCGAGCACCATGGCAGGCTGTCCGGTTGCCGGGCTTCCTTGGGCAGTGCTGGGATTACTGGCGCACTGACTTGCTCTGGCTGCCAAGCGGCGGGCTTGCTCGCGCAACCGACCAGACTCAACGCCAGCAGCAGCTGCATCAGCTTGCGCTTGGGCGATTTGTTCTTGTGCATGATCTCTCACCTCATCGATTTCAGCCTGCCGGCGATTCTCTTCTTCCCGGGCTTTCTGCTCAGCCTTGGTTCTGGCGGTGGCGAGCCTGGCAGCCTCTTCATTCCACTTCGCCTGCCAGGTCTTGCGCTCCCCCTCTTCCCCATCGGAATGGCCGGACTGGTAGAGTGCCACCCCGCCACCGGCCAATGCAGCTATCACCAGGGCACCGGCCAGGAATGGCAACGCCCTGCTTTGCGGGATCGTCACCATCACTCCCCCTTGCACTTCGCATTGAGGCGCAGCCGGTCTTTCCACAGCCCGGGGCATATCCGATTCCCCGGAGCAGAACAGTCCTGTTTGCCCGAGCGTTTGAAAAGCAGGATTGCCTCGCACGCCCCGGGATAATCGCCAACGTTCAGGCGCTTCACGATGGTGGAGCGGCAGAAGGCCCCGGGGCCGATGTTGTGGGAGAGTTCGACATAGGCATCGAACTCATACTGATGGAGGGGGGCCTGGATACAGGCCTTGAGGGAATTCTCGAACACCCGCACCTCCCGCAAGCTCCGGTTCACCGCTGCAACGGGGGTGATGGTGTCACCCATCCGGACCCCCTCGGTGCTCCCGAACCCAATTGTGGGAAGTTTGGTGCCGTGTACCGGGTCTGGGTAAGCAACCGGTTCAAACCCTTCCCGATTCAGGATCCCCACAAAACCTGCCGCACTCAACGTAAGAGCCGCGATTGCAATGCGAACCTTGCTCACTGTGCACCCCCATGCTGACAGCGCGGCTTGATGATATTCGACCAGACAAACCAACCCATCTGAATCGCAATCCACAGCAAGGTGGCAGCAAGCACCCAGTCATTGAGCGAGTAACCAGCCAGGGTCATCCCTGACACAACCACTGGCGGCGCAGACTTTGCCACCCCAGCCGCAGCAGCTGCCGTGACCAACTCTTCCTCTTTCCCCATGCCCCGCCCCAGAAACGAAAAAGCCCGCACGAAGGCGGGCCAGATACGAAAAAGCCGGGCTCAATAAGAGTCCGGCTATGATGGGTAGATTTTGTGCCACACGTCAGCAAATAGCAAGCAATCGCAGATATTGGCTGGCGTCGGATTATTGACGGTTGGCGTTTCTGAGCATTCGCCCCATAGCGGTGTAAGCGGCAATTCTAACATCAACGCGCGCACTTTGAGTCCCCTTCTCTAGCGCCGCAACGAGTAGCCCTTCATCAATAATTCCACTCTCACCAATAGCGAGCAGTGAAGCAATCTTTATATCATTGCGCTCCTCGCTCACCCCAGCCAGCAAGGCTTTAACCAACTTCTCTTCGTTAATCATCACGCACTCCCGTGTTTGTGCTTATTTCATCTTCCGGTACCGCTCCACCTGCTGGAGGAAGTAAGCCTGCATCTCACCCTTGTAGTTGCCGGCCTCACTCTCTGCTGGTGTTTTGATATCCGGGTTTCTTTCCTTCCAGACCGCATAGGCGGCCGCCTTTTCCACTTCCACCCGTTCTTGTTGCTCGGGTGGCAAACTGCAAAGATTGTGGCTCATGGTGCCCTCCTGCTGCCGATGATACCGCACGCAGCGGAGAGGAAAAGAAAAAGGCGCCACATGGGCGCCTAATCTGCGGGCTGAGTCATTATGCTGCCTTGGCCTTATCCAGGTACTGGTGAAACGCCCGAACCGCGTCACTGTAGCAATACTGCAGTTCCTGAGCTGCGCTGCGCTCTGCATCGGTGGTCAGTGGTGGTGCCGAGATGTATCCGGCGTGACAGTGCGGGCAGGTATGCGGCTTTGGCTTGGTGAGTTCACCGGTACCGGAGCAGGCTGGGCAGCGCCCGCCCTGGGTATCCCGCTCACAGCGAGAGAGAATGAGGGCCCGTACCCGAGCCGCATTATCGTGATCCCCCAGCAACTCCAACTCCCTGGCTCGCTGTGCTTCGCGGCGTCCGTAGGGATGGTGGCGCTTGTAGAGGCGCAACAGTCGCTCACTGTCACCCTGCAACCCTGCCGCACTCATCACAGCGCTGGGTGGGTAACTCCCGACGAGCTGACGCACGGCCAGCCCATCAGACAGGTGGCGGGCACGCAGTACCATTACGCCGACAGGGTGCAGGTGCTCAGCGTGAGCAAGGGCTGCCAGCACCTCCTCGCGCCCTACGCTATCCGGTGAACGACCGGATCGCTGTGACTCTGCCTCAATGGATACGGCCTTGGGGCTGTGCAATTTGATAAGAAGCTCGATGCTCATGGATTGGTCCTCTGGTCTTGGTCCTGATTAAACGCTGATAGCAGCCAGGTGCGCAGCTGCCCTGCCTTGATGTGTTCCGGGGTTGCCTCAATGACCGTCCACCCGAGCAGGGCGGCCTCGTTCATCTTGGCGCGGTCCTCTACAAACCCCCTCCCCCTTGTGTGCCGGCCACCGGAGTGGATGCCACCGTGGATCTCGACGGCGATCATGTGGGTGGGCCACGCGAAATCGAACCGCCACTTGCGGCGCGGGTGGAATACCAGTTCTGTGGTTGGTTCTGGGAAGCCTACGAGCTGGGCCAACACTCGCTGGTGCAGGGTGTCCACCTGCTGCGCTTTCTTGGCCTGCTCCACGATCCTCTTGGCTTTTGGGTGCTTGCTGAGTAGGCGACCGGCCTCAATAGCGGATAGGTGGATCATTCGAGGTAGGTCTCCATAAAGCTGACCTTGGCATCCTCAAGCTGACCAAGCAGGGTGAAAGGCTGATGCCCGTTGGCCACTGCCCTGGTGCAGGATCCATCACCGTTTACGGTAACGATAAGGCAGTTGACCACCTCACCGCGCCTGGCGCTATCCAGCATGCCCTCAAGGGTGAAGATCACGTTCGCCCCTGATTCCTTCTTGATCTCGCTCAGGCTGACCACTTTTCCGCTCATGCCGCCCTCCCGATTGTGTTCTTGCGCAGCTCGGCCACTTCCCGGGCTATCTGCTCGAGCAGAGTCTCCTCGCTGCCGTGCTCGGCCTGCCAGCTCTTGGGGGCTGCGTGGAATCCGGTGGGGTAGCAAGCGCGGTGGTGCCGGGGGCACAGCGGCAGCACTCTGGTGTGCTCGGCGCGCTGGGCCATACCAGACCCAGAGCGCACATGGTGAATTTCCGCGAGGCTCGGCCCCAGGCCGGCATTGCGGCAAGCAATGCAGCACAGAGAGCTCACATCGTCCAACCACTGCTTATCAGCCTTGGTCTTGCTCATGCAGCCCTCCCGTAGGCCGCCACCCAGTCAAAGCCGCGGCGGGATTCATCCCCGAACCGCACGCCTTGCTGGGCGCCGAAGGACTGAGCCAGCTCGATGAGATCGCGCATCTCGCGCACTGTCATCTTGGAGGTGGACTTACCCAGCACCACGAAGCCGTTGCCGTCGATATTCGGCACAACGTCCTGCTGGTACAGGGCGGCAGACAGGACGTGCTTCCAGTCCTCCTTGGAAAGCTTGCGGCCGTGCCAGTCCACCTGTTCGGCGATGTCGGTCAGGGATGACCACATCATGGCGTTCTGAGCCAGCGAGCGGGTCATCTCCTTGATTTCGATGACTAGCGGCTTGTCCTGGTCTACCGGCAAGCCAGCGACCAACTGGCAAGCGCGGGACCGGATATCTGAGCTGCGGAGGAAATACTTGGGGTAGCTCATGCTGCGTCCTTGATGAGGTGAACTACGCCAACAAAGAGACGTTCATCTATGGTATCCATTTCATCTTTGCGCTTTACCGCCAACTGCATCTTGTAGGACTTCCATGCTTCATGGGCGTCACTTTCTAATTTAAATCTACCTAGGTTAACTGGGCGGCCTGAGCCGTCAGAGCAAAAAGCGACAAACTTCAACCGTGCTTTAGAAAAGCTGACTCCTCTCATATACGAGCCACGACTACTACTGCAGTCATTGCAAAAGTTATTCAGCCAAACAGGGATGAAGGCACAGGTTGTAGGGCTGTATATTTTCCCTCCTGGAACTAAGAGATCCTTGTCGAGCTCGCACTCGTCACTGTGATGCCGTATGAACCATGCTCGAAATGACATAAAGCTATGCCACTCATCGCACACAATGACGCCAGCATAAGTTGGCCTTCTAGCATGAAAGTTGTGGCCATATGCGCGCTCCATCATGTTTGACCATGTCCTGTACGCGATGCAGAATTCCCTTTTCCCATCAGCGAGGGGCTTTGTCACATAGTCTGCATCGTTAATCCCAACGCCATGTACGCGTTTTCGATAGGAAATAGACCGCTTGTTAGCAGGATAATTTTCGCGGATGTAATTTGAGTGAAGTGCTGCCTTTGATATTTTCATGCTGCAGCTCCACCAGTAACGGGAAAAAGCTCGATACGGTAGTGCCACACATGCTTGCCGTCGATGTTCTGGTTACTGGAGCGCTTCACCCAGCCATGGCAACAGACTTCGCGCAGGCGGGCGCTGATGGCGGCTTGGGTGTCGGCGTGGCCGTAGCGGCTCCAGCACTCGCGCTCGATGTCGCGCAGGGTGCGTGCCTTGCCATCGCTCATTATCGCAATAACGCGCCCCAACTGGGTCGCGGTAGATAGATCTCGGGTAGTCAGTTTCTCGGTCATATCGGGGTCCTTTTGGTTAAATCACCGGGTGGTCTAGGTCCGGTTTTCGTACTTGCTCATGTTACGGCTCGGTACTCCCTGTGTCACTGGTTGGCAAGGCCCTCCCCACGCAAGTTATCCACAGCTCCATTTGAAACGCCACCTCTCAACACCAGCACTGGCGCGCCTCTCAGCCGTTCGGCCTCCTGCGCCACTTGCTCTGGCGTCGTGTCGAGCACCAGCCAATGCCCCGCCCCACGCTGGCAATCGGTGTACCCAAGTGCGGCGATATCGTCGGACACCTCCAACAGCACCCGCTCCCCACTCCAGCCACGAACAGCCGGGTAAATCACAACTCGGCAGAATTTTGCCTCGCGCACAGCGGCGATCACGTCTTGGTTGAACATTCCTAAATCCTCCCTGTGATGGTGTAACCACGCTGACGGCGTTCGTTGAGAATCCTCTCCAACTCGACCTGAACAGCCCCGTCCGTCACCACGCCATCACGCTGCAGCACGGTAACGGTCGCCTCCATCTCGCACGCCCGGATGGATATCGCCAGCCTGGGTGACGCGACCGGCACTGCGGTCGCAGGCAATCGGCGCAGTATCTCTGCCCGCACTTCTGCTGGGCGGGGTGCAAACTGGCGCTCAACGTCGGCCGCCATGTCCTGCACCACCTCCCGGATCTGGGCTGGAGTGAACCCACGCAGCACGCCACCCCATGCCAGCGCCACGCCACGGGCATTGGCATCCAGCTGGTTGGCGCTGGCAGGCCAACTCCCGGCCATCAGCGGCAGCAGCTCCTCAGCGATGAATGCGGCCATGCGGGCGCTCATGGCGGGTGCATCCTGGTTGGCTGGCAGTGCGGTCACGTTAGAGGGGAGTGTCGTCGTCATAGCTGACAGCTCCCGATTCGATGAGACTGCGCGCCTGCTGCTGGGCGGCGGCAATGTTGGACATCGGCTTGCGCTTACCCTCGAAGCCCTCCCACTCGCCGTTCAGGCAGCGCGGGCGACCGATCTGAACCCAGCGTTGGGCGCCAGCCAGGTACCCGGCGAACTTCTGCGGCGCAAACAGGGTCATTGGCCGCAGGTATTCGGCCATTTTCAGGTTTGCGGACCAGTGCTCGCGCTTGAAGTCGATCACCAGTTGCAGATCGGCCACGGAGTAGCCCTCCGCCAGTCTGGCGTTGATGTTCTGCAGGGTGGTTGGCTTGGCCTGATAGCGGCGATTGCATGCGGCGTTGAGGTGGTTCAGCACAGCCAGAGAATCCGCTGATGGCTCTGCCGTTTTTTTAGCCGGTTTTGTTTCGTCAGAAACAGAACAAGAGATCTGTTTATTATCTTCAGAGTTTATATTGTTATTAATGATAAGATCTTCGGCATGATACTCCGCACCTAACTCCGCGCCGCTGAGTTGGCGATCACCCTCTAACCCCATATCTGGCGCGCCCTCAAACTCCGCACCATACTCCGCGCTAAAGTGTTGCGAAACTCCGCGCTGATAAGCGTCGAAATTCAGCAGGCTGATGATGGTGTAACCACTCTTGCCCTGCTTGGTCGTCCTGCTGATCGCTCCCTCCTCCTCGAAATAGTCCAGCGCCCGGCGAGCCTGATCCTCAGATACGCCACACGCTTTCCCGAGCGAACGAGCAGAGCAAGCCAGCTGACCACGATGAATGGTGAGGCGGTTGCCATTGAAGGTGACTTCACGGCTCTCGTAGGCCGCATCCAGCAGCAAATGCAGCCACACTGACTTCTTGGCTACATCCTTGTACCAGGGGGCATTCAGCATCGACGAGTAAGCGAGGCGGAAGCCATTGCGGGCATTTTCGCTCACGTTGCTACCTCTGCTGATAGGTTTGGAAATGGGGGCGCCTGCCCCCGGGAATTGGATAACGGTGTTCATGCTGCCTCCACCTGCGCATCTGCGCACATCTCAGGCAGGTTGGCGCGCACTAGAGCCGCAGCAAGCGGCGGGCATACGGCATTGCCACAGCGGGCCACCTGCGCGGTTTTGGTGAACTTCTTGCCGTTGGCATCGTTGGCGATCACGTAGTCAGCCGGGAAACCCTGAGCAGCGAACAGCTCATGGGGTTCCAGCATCCGCATGCCGATATCGACGATCTGATAATCCTCACCGCGTACAGTGACCAGACCGAACCGGTCCCGAGTCGTAACTGTATGCAGGGGCTCGGAGCAGGGGGTGGTTGAGTCGTTGCCGTAATACTTGAGCAGGAATGCTCGCACCTCTCCAACATGCAGCCCGCCAGCAGTGACGGTAGGCATGGGGTAGGTTACTGGTTGGCCGTCTTGGCAGGTGCCCCGTAGCTTTACCAGATGACTGGTTACCAGTGCGTTATGGTCAACGGTGGTCACTGTTGGCAGCGGCTTGGTCAGTTCAGCCCCTACCACTCCGGTGTAATGCTTGGCCAGAAAGGCGGTTACCAGCTGGCTCTTGTCTGCCTTTGCCATCACCGTCCCCAGCGGCTCCTCCACCGATTGGCCTACAGAACGACCGAACTGGCGGGCGATGACAGGCGACACCAGCGCAAAATGCCCCCCCTTGACTTGGGCGCAGATGGTGCGCAGTGGCTCATCTGCAGGCATGTTGCGCTGATGGCTGGCGTTGGCGTGCTCTGTGATGAATGGAGCAAAAGCCGACTTGCCATCTATCGGCACAATGAATGGCTGTTCAGCGTTGATAACGAAGCGATCCAGCCCCTTGGCGATCCGGCGCAGGGTATTCTCGGCCAGTGGGCGCTTACGTTCGAAAATCGACGGGCAAGGGATCGACCAGTCGATGATGTCTGCAGCAGTTGGCCACGGCAGCAACTTGCCAGCTTTCACCTCAGCGCTATCTGGTGCTCCATGGGTTGGCTTTGGCCAAACGATGGGTGCGCCATCGCGGCGGGCAATAAGAAACAGGCGTTTGCGGATGGTCGGTGTGCCGTAGTCACAGGCGCGCAGCTCGCGCCATTCCACCTTGTAGCCTTGGCGGCGAAAGGCATTGACGAAACTGTTGAAGGTGCGCCCCTTCTTGGCTGGATCTGGGCGGGAATTGCCTTCCTTATCGATAATCAGCGGCCCCCATGTCTGAAACTCCTCGACGTTCTCCAGCATGATCACCCGGGGGCGAACCTGGGCAGCCCAGCGCAGGGCAACCCATGCCAAGCCCCGGATCTTCTTGCTGACCGGGGTTGAGCCCTTGGCCTTGGAGAAGTGCTTGCAGTCAGGCGACAGCCAGACCAGCCCGACAGGGCGACCAGCTACCACGTCACGCGGCACTATGTCCCACACCGATTCGCAATAGTGCTCAGTGCTGGGGTGGTTGACGGTGTGCATGGCTATCGCATCAGGGTCGTGATTGATGGCGATTTCGGGGCTACGGCCTAGCGCCATTTCGATCCCTGTAGAGGCGCCGCCGCCACCGGCAAAGTTGTCCACGACGATTTCATCAAACAGGTTGAAGGTGTTGCGGCATACCGCCGCGACTGGAGACTTACGCATTGGTCACCTCCTGCTCGGTGTACTCACAGGTGGGGCACTCGTAGGCGAGGTCATTGGTACCAGATTGCAGCTCACAGCCGCACAGAGGGCAGTGGTTGAGGTCATGGGGCAAGGGGTGGCCCCCATGGGCCATGGTTGAATTGGTCATTGCTGGGTCCTGTTGTATTGCTGCCCGGTGGTGAGCCGGGCAGGTGCTGCCTATGCGCTGGGTTGTGCCTCGGCACGTTCAAGGGTGCGGGCTTCGAGCTCGCGTGCCAGACGAACGGCCTGACGATCAGTGCCGGCGGCGTGAGCGGTCGAGATCAGCGGCTCGTCGAGGGCTAGGGCCAGCTCGTGCATGACCGACTTCAGGATGATGTTGTCGCGATCGCTGACGTGCTGGGATGCCGGGCGCGGCGGACGTAATTGCATGGTCATGGGTTACCTCCCGAGGACAAAGTTGATGAGTTTTTGCAGGGGGCGCAGCGGGCGCTCCTCGTTGTAGGCGGCCTCGTCTTCTTGGCTGAACTGGAGCAGGCCGCGCTCGGGCAGGCCGGAGCCCTCCAGGATCTCCTCGACGGTCACGGGCGGAAATCCCTGCTCGAGCAAGCTCCGATTGGCCCGTTTGACGGCCCTCGCCAAGATGCCGGGCTCGTGCTGAGATATGGCCTTGAGCAGGATCAGCAATGAAGCGCGCGCAAATGCGGTTTCAGTCATGCCACACTCGGCGCCTACTTCCTGCCATACCTGGCGCTGAGCTGGGGTGCCGCGCACTTTCAGCGGGGAGCGGGTGCTCATATTTTCATGATCTGGGAGCGATACTCTTCCCATGGGGTTGGTCCTCTATGTTGGGTGGAAAAGCTGGCCGGTGGTCAGGCGGCCTGCTGGGTAGGATGGTCTTGCTCCTTGATCAGGGGGTAATCCTCCAGTCCCAGCCGCAGCTCGCCATTGCTGGCAATGACAAAGCTGACTGCATGCTGGGCTGGAATTACCTCCCCCCACTTCACGGCAAGGCTGCGGGAGATGCCAATCGCTTTCATGGCGCGGGCCATGTTGCCGAAATAGCCGATTACTTCATGTTTCTTCATTGGTCTGGGTCCTGTGTGTGGTGACATGCAAATGATGTCCTCTACAGAGAACGATGTCAATCATCACCGTCTCCCCAAGTGATCGATGGCGGAATTACAATTTAGTCTCTAAAGAGAACAAGAGGTTATTGATGAAAACTTTCGGGCAACGCCTTGAGGAAAAGCTGCAAGAGCTGAATATCAGCATGTCTGAGCTTGCGCGCCGTACCGGCTTATCCAAGAGCGTGATTAGCAACACCATCAATAACCCGAATCGTGAAATGCGAGTGTCATCCCTGATTTCCATTGCCAGGGTGCTGAAGGTTGATCCCATATGGCTATACACCGGCCGCAGCAGTGGTGATCTGCTGAACGACATTCAGTTCAACTCTGATAAGGTGCCGGTCTGGACCCTGGCTGACGTGGGAAGTCTGGCAACGGATATGCTGCCCAACATGGATAGCGGGCGGTATGTGGTGGCTGAGAACCAAAGCCACAGCATTGCCATCGAGTCCACAAACGATCATCTCTCAAAATCTGGCATTGTGGCCGGAGATATCTGCATATTCAGCCTGGCCGATCGCACCCCAGAAGAAGGCGCCGTAATGCTGATTAGGCTGGAAAAGAGCGGCCAAGCACGCCTGCTAAGGGCGATGTCAGGAATTGATGGGTGGGTTTACGGTGTAGATGATCCCAGGCTTGGCACGGTCACATCCAGTGAGGCTATCGTGCTTGGTAAGTTGTCAGAACTGAGACGCAGCGAAATAAAATAAGGAGTAATTGCAGACATGGAGGTTTCTGATGTGCTGTTGTTGGCCGTACTTGGAATAGGTGCCTACGTTTGGTTTAACAACAAGACGAAAACAAAGGATGTGACCACCATACGGGAGAGTCACACAGTAAAAACTCCAACTGGGCAAGTCACCTACGAAAGGGTTAGGGAAACTGATTCGCGAAGCATGGACTGGAAGAAAGAGGGGGTTGATAGATTCATGAGTGCCAACAAAGGCCAACCATGCTCAGCGCCAAACATTAACCAGAAGGTTGTAACGGACAACACGCCCCAACAAAAGACCCTTATGCCCTCCTCACCTTCCAATGCGGCAGGTAATAACCTGACAACCACTTATCATGACGTCACGCCAAGGGGTGTGACCATAGAGGCGGTGAAGGTCACCAAGATCACCAGCCAGAGCAAGGTTTGCCAGAAGTGCAACAAGTCTCTATCGCGCTCACATTTCAGACCAAACCCAAACAGTAGTGATGGACTGACGAAGTGGTGTTCGCCATGTATGGATCTCTCACATTCTGATGACCGCCACCATAAAACCTGCCCCCACTGCCAAAAGCGCAGGCTCAAAACAAATTTTGACAAGAACAGCAATCAGCCTGACGGGCTAACAAAATGGTGTCGCTACTGTATGGCCGCATCTAAAAAGTAACCGATGATGTAGACCACTTTATGAACCCGCTTCGGCGGGTTTTTTGTTGCTCAAAAAAAATATCGTTTATTTTAGAGATCGATGTTGACCGCTCGTTCACTAAAGATTACGATTCCCTCATCGTCCTCTTAAGAGAACGACTAAGACCAAAACAACAAGGGGCAGCGTGGAAGGCGGCCAATCGTGGTGAAGGTCTTGGGTAATGCCACACGAACGGTGAGAGCCCGGGCCGGAGACGTAACCGGCAAACCTCCGGATCTGGCGGAGTAAAAAGCCAGCAAAGAATTGAGTACCACCCGGCAACAGGACCCGGCCCCTGACCAGGGCAGAAGTGAGGCGCCTGACCAGCGCGTAAGAACGACAAAGCCCCGCACAGGGCGGGGCTTTGAAGGACCGGGTACCACCCGGTCAGTGAAAGCCGGGGGACCAACCCCAGCAATCAGGACCCAGCATGACGAATCAAGTGGGAATTAGCGAGGACCAACTCGCCAACAGGAGTGAATATACCATGACCAAGCGCATTTTTTCCAGGGCCGCGAAACGCGCCGACCAGATCGTTGCCGCCATCGCCGACCGCCTGAACGGCAACGCCGCTCGCCGCCGGGCCATCAAGCAGCGCCTGCACCTGGCCATGATGGCCACCGAGCGGCACCGCATTGTTGCAGCTCGAGCCGCCCAGCTTCGCAATACAGGTTTCACTAGGCACAGCGCCCTCCTCCACTGGCGCATGCAGTTTCACCGCTCCGCAGTTTGATAACAGGGTCGAGCCCTCCCACGCATAGGGCTCAAGCCAAGACGCATTTAATAGACACCGCGAGTGTGTCTTGGCTTCTTGCAGCCTGAATTCAGGATTGCACCGCTCTTTAACAATTCGGATTGGGCAGTCACCGCTCGCAATCTGCTGGCCCGGCAGATCGCCATTAACCCGTCAAATCGGAACATGGCGCTGGAAGGTGACAGCTAGCCACTGGCAACAGTGGCCAGCTCACAGCCTCTTGCCACAGGGGGCTCTGAGCTGCGGCAGTGCATGGCAATGCAGGGCGAGGCGTGGCCGGGCGCGGCAAGGTGCGGCGTGGCATGGGAGGTGGCGGACCTCGTTAAAAACCGCCCAGCGCCAAGCGCATTCCCTGAGTGTGTTTGGCCCTGCGGCGCGGCGTGGCGCGGCCGGGCGCGGCTAGGCCTGGCGTGGCGTGGCCGGGCGAGGCAAGGGCTCAGACGAGCGTAAAGCCGATTCAATGAGTCGGTTTTGCGACGCGCGAGCGTTAACAGCCGAGGCTGGGCCGGGTATGGCCCGGCGGGGCGAGGACGGCCATGGGAAGGCATGGCAAGGCAAGGGCCCGGAAGGGCACATCAACGAGGACTAAAAGATGGCAACACTGAAACTGACACTGACGGGCTCAACCCCGTTACTGATGCACAGCGACCGCTTTAGCGACCCGCTGGATCCGATGACCAAGGCGCACAAGGCATTGACCTCCAAGCGCAAGAAATCCGACACCGACCACGAGGATATCGCCCGATCCGAACTACTGGGGGCGATCTACTACAGCAAGACCAATGGCATCCACCTGCCGGGCAGCAACCTGAAAGCCTGCCTGACCGAGGCGGCCAAGCTCAACAAGCTGGGCACCGAATTCAAGCGCAGCCTGCTGGTGCTGGAAGATGAGATCACACTGCGCTACGACGGCCCGCAAGACCCGCAGCAACTGGTAGACACGCCGGGCTTCTCGCTGGCCAAAAGCGTCAAGGTGGGGACCGCACGAGTGATGCGCCACCGCCCGCGCTTCCCTGCTGGCTGGCAACTGGTCTTTCACATCGAATTCGACGACACCCGGCTGGATCGCAGCGAACTGCTGACGGTGCTCGGTAACGCTGGTCGTTATGTGGGTGTAGGCGACTGGCGCCCAGCCTGCGGCGGCACTTACGGCCGCTTCAACGTGGAGGTGGCCGGATGACTCAGGAAGAACAACTGACAGCCTGGGATGCTCTCGGGCTCAACTACGGCGATTTCATCAGTCACGCAGACTTGCGCCGCATGCTGGGGTTGGAACGCCCCTTCCCGGAAAAATACCCCAGCATCCCCGAATACGATGCTGCCCGCGACGAGTATGAGTGGCGGGTGCTGCGTAGCGTCAACGAGTTGCGGGAGCTGCTGCTGACCGAGCGCAAGATCTATCTCGACATCAAGCGTGGGCACGGTTACGAGCTGGCTTCCCCGTCCGAACAGATAGCCATTGCCGCCAAGCAGTACACCAAGACGCTGGAACGCGAGACCCGCAAGTTGGTCGAGGTCAGCGTCAACGTCAATCTGGATGTGCTGGATACCAGCCAGCGCCACCGCGTCACCCAACAGCAGGATCGCGTCGCCGCCCTGGCTGACTTTATGGGGCGCGGCAAACAGCTGACCATCAGCGTGACCAGCGACTAATCAACCACCACAGGACCCAGACCATGAAACCACTGACCGAGGCCCAGCTGATGGGCTTTCGCGGCGCGATGGTGCCACCCACCCGCCGCAAGTACCACGTAGACGCAGCCCCATCCGCCGAACAGGCGCGGATGGCCCGCAACAAGGCCTCTGCCCGCCGCGCCATCGAGGAGTATCACGAGGCGCGAGCCCTGCGGCATGAAATGGAGATGTAGCCATGAAGAATGCAGATATGCCAGCGATGCCAGTTGAGCTTAGCGGGTTCGGATCGTATGAGCCGATTGCTTACACCGGACTAACCAAGCGCGAGATGATGGCAATGCACATCATGTGTGGCATCGCCCCTGCTCGATTTACTCCTGAGTACGGTGCGGAGCAGGCAGTGTCGTATGCCGACGCCCTGTTGGCTGAGCTGGGAAAGGGGGGCGCGTCATGACCCGAGAAAACGAAATGCTCGCCCTGCTGGAGAGCCGCGAAGCCGAGGCCAACGCCGAGGCCGAGTGGATCGCCGATTGGTGTGACGCAAACCGCCCTCTGCTTCTGGTCGGCCTGCTTGAAACAGACCCCGCAACTCTGCTGGGCGAGCTCGGCAGCGACCAGCACCGCCAGTACAACCTTGCCATCTGCCGCATGCTCGGCGGCGATGATGCGCAACTGAAGCTGTTCATCCAGCAGGTGGTTGACGCTGGGCTGGTCGAGTTGGCAAAGGCCGCCTGGAACGACCACGTGGCCGCCCTGCACGACGCCATGAGCGAAGACCAGTGGGAGCAGTACCAGGACAGGAGGAATGCAGCATGAAAACCACAGAGGCTGGAATTTTAACCCTGGTGCGCGATCACGCCTTCTGGGCTGACGAGGCCAGCAGATTTAAGGCGCTGGGATCCGAGGCTTATTCGCGGTGTGAAAACCTTGATACCGCAGGCGAAGGAAGCAGTTTCCACTCCTTTGGCACCCCATGCCTTGAAACGGTTGTGAACGAATATCGCTCGCTAAAGCAAGACCCTTACGAATGCATTGGGTTCGAGGAGTTTTATCAAGAGTGTGTAGCTAGTGATGAGGTCTGCTGCTGGTGCCAGAAAGTGCGCGAGTACAAATCACAACGAGTTAAGGCGAGGTTGCGACTTGGTCAAATTCGCAGTGCCATCACCCGCATAGGCCGCCGACTAACAACAGAAGGCGGTGCAGCATGAACGCCACACCAGATAGCACCAGTTACTACGGCGTCAAGACTGCGCCCTACACCCACGTCAACCTGCTGAGCGGCCGAAAAGGACGCGAGGTAAGCCGCAGCGATGGCGAAGTCGTTATCCAGTGCGAGAACGGGTGGGCGCAGAGCTACGACGAAGATCGCCTGCACCTGACCTGGGCGAGGCTGAACAACGATCCACAAGGAGATCCCGCATGAACGCCATTGCCGACACATCCGCCGCGCACCCGCTTGGTCGGGTGTTCGGCCTCTCCAATGAGGAGTACCACGCTGGCCCCGGCGTCAGCAAAAGCCAGCTCGACCAGATAGCAGAAAGCCCGGCCGCCTACATCTGGGCCAAAAATGCACCGGTCGATGAAGAAAAGCTCAAGGCATTCGACATGGGCAGCGCCATCCACTGCCTGCTGCTCGAGCCGGACGAGTTCAAAGACCGCTTCATCATCGCCCCGCCATTCAACCGCCGCACCAATGCAGGCAAGGCAGAAGAGGCCGAGTTCTTGGCCGGCTGCGCCGAGCTGGGCAAGACGGTGATGGATGCTGAGGAGGGCCGCAAGCTGTACCTGATGCGCGACAGTGTGATGGCTCACCCAGATGCCCGCTGGCTGCTGGAGCAGGAGGGGCACAGCGAAGCCTCTTTTTACTGGATTGACCCAGAGACAGAGGAGCTGTGCAGGGTTCGCCCAGACCGACACTTGAGCGGTCACCCCGTCATCCTGGACGTGAAATCGGTAGATGACATGGGGCGCTTCGAGCGCCACGTTGAGGACTTCCGCTACCACGTTCAGGACGCCATGTACTCCGAGGGCTACCACAGAGTCATGAGCGAGCAACCGGATTTTCTCTTTCTGGCTGTCAGCACCAGCGTTAACTGCGGTCGATACCCTGTGCGGGTGCGCCCCTTGCCTGATGACTGGAAGGAGGCAGGCAAAGACCTGTTCCGCCGCGACCTTCGCAAATTCCACGAATGCCGCGTTAACAACGACTGGCACGACTTCAAACCACTCCAGCGCCCAGCGTGGGCGACAAGGAAAGCAGCATGAGCAACATCACCAGCATCAAGCAGCAGGCGGTAGAGAACTTTGCCGCCCAGTTCCCCATACTCGTCCAGCGCGGCATAGACGAGCCAACCTGGAACGCCCTGTGTAACACCATTTACCCGGGTGCGAACCCAGACTCAATTGTCATGGCCATCGACTACTGCAAGGCTCGAGGCCTAGACATCCTGCTCAAGCCGGTCCACCTCGTCCCCATGCAGGTCACCGATGCCCGTACCAAGGAAAAGGTATGGCGGGATGTACCGATGCCCGGGATCGGCATGTACCGGATCCAGGCTGACCGATCAGGAAATTACGCTGGCGCCGACGAGCCTGTGTTCGGGCCCGATGTGACCGAGGAGTTCCAAGACCCATACAACCAGAGCGCCAAGATCAAGGTCACCTATCCGCAGTGGTGCAAGTACACCGTCTACAAGGTGGTCAATGGCCAGCGGGTTGCCTTCCACGCTCTGGAACGCTGGAAGGAGAACTACGCCCCCCAGAGCAGCAAGACCGAGTGCCCCAATGCCATGTGGCGCAAGCGGCCCTATGCACAGCTCGCCAAATGCACCGAGGCACAGGTGCTGCGTAAAGCCTGGCCAGAGATAGGCAGTGAGCCAACCGCCGAGGAGATGGAGGGCAAGGAGATCATCATCAACGAGATCCCGGGAGCACAGCCTGCCCAGAACGCCCCAGCCAAGAGTCGCGCCCTCGATGCTATGCGCGGCCAGCACACTGCACCGGTAACCCTGGATCACGACCCAGTAGCAGAGCTCACTCCTGAACTCGACCAGGCCACTACCGATCACGCCAGCGCCTACGCCGACCACTGCGCCGCCATCGAGGGGGCGTCGTCGGTCGAGGAGTGGCAAAAGGCCTACGCCACTGCCTGGGCATGGGCCGGTGAAACCGGTGACCCAGCAATTGCCGATGGTATCAAACAGGTAGCTGGTGAGCGCAAAGCTCAGCTCAACAAGGCCAAGTAATCCCACCTAACAAGCCCGCCAGCCAGCGGGCTTTTTTATTGAGTAAGGACCCCACTATGACCGAACAAGCCAAGACCGAAACAGCCCAGACCCAACTGGTTGTCATCGAACCCACCGCCGCCGTCACCCTCTTCACCGAAGGGGATGGCATTGACGCCATGCTGGCCGACATTCGCAAGCAGGCCGCAAGCCTGGTTCCGGACATCACCACCGCCAAGGGGCGAAAGGAGATCGCCAGCGTTGCCTATGCCGTCGCCAAGACCAAGACCTATCTGGATGGCCTCGGCAAAGACCTGACCGCCCAGTACAAGGCGATTCCTGCCCGCATCGACGCCAACCGCAAGGTGATTCGCGACACCCTTGATGCCCTGAAAGACGAAGTGCGCGCCCCGCTCACCCAGTATGAAGAGGCAGAGGCCGCCCGGGTTGAGGCCCTGCAAGCTCGACTGGCTCGACTCAATGAGCTGGGGTCTGCCGCCAGCGTCGAAATCGCAGCGACCGACCTGCAGATCATGCTGCTGGAAGTCGAGCAGACTGCGCTGGACGATAGCTGGCAGGAGATGCTGCCACAGGCGACCGTGGCCAAGGAACTGGCCACCAAGCGCCTTGGTGAGACGCTGGCCACCCGTAAGAAGTACGAAGCCGAGCAGGCGGAGCTGGAGGAGTTGCGCAAGAAGCAGGCCGAGCAAGAGCGCATTGACCGCGAGCGGCTGATAGCCGAGCAGGCAGCGGAGCAGGCTCGACTCCAGGAAGAGAATCGCCAGCGCCTGGAGCGTGAAGCGGCCCAGCACCGTGAGCAGGAGGCACAGCGCCAAGCCAAAGCTGCCCAGCAGGCGGCGGAGCAGGCACGGCGAGATTCCGAAGCCTCTGAGCTGGCCCGCCAGCAGGCAGAAGCCCGCCGCATTGCCGAAGCAGAGGAAGCAGAACTGCGCCGTCAGGAGGCTGAGCGCAATGCGGCGCTTCATGCCGAAGCTGTAGCCGCACAAGCCGCCGAGCAGGAGCGCCAGCACATAGCCGAAGAACAGCGCCTGAAAGAAGAAGCAGACGCAGCTCGCGCCGCAGATGTGGAGCACCGCCGCACCATCAACCAGTCCATCTTGATGGACCTCATGGGCCTGGGCATTGAAGAGGATAAAGCAGTCACCCTCATCAAGCACATCGCCAACAACAAGATCGCCCACCTGACCATCAACTACTGATCACCTCGCCCTGCCGCCAACAGGGCGCTTACTCAGGACCTCAATAATGACCACGCTGAACCCCAGCGAGGCAACCAGCCTCGCCCTGAATACCATCACCAGCCAGATCCGGCTGCTGGCAGACATGCCGGCCGAGCACTGCAAGCAGGCCGTCGCTGGGCTGGAGCCTATCGTTACCGCCAACCTGACCATGATCAGCGAGGCAGCAAACGCCCACATAGACGAGTTCAACGACCTGATTGGTGAGCTTGAAGCCAGGGATCGCGAGCTGGAAGGCCAAACCAATCTGGTCGGCGAGCTGCGCCAGCAAGTTGCCAGTACCGAGCAGCGCATTGCCGCCGCGCAGGAAGATACGGGCGCCAAGCTGGAAGTGGCAGAGGCAGCAGTCTACGCCGCCACCCGCAAGGCTGACGGTGCCCAGGCCAGCCTCAACGCCGCAAACATCCAGATCCGCGAGTTGGAACGCCGGATTAAGGCCTACAAGGAAATGGATCCGGAAGGCCTCAAGCGAAAGGTGACTGAGCAGCGCAAGAAGTTGGAGGAGCGGCTTGCGGCCATCACTGCTGGGAAGAACGAGATCAGCGGCTATCGCCGTGACAACACCCGACTTTCAGCAAGTGTCACCGAGCTGACAGCCATCATCAGCCAGCAACAGGCCGATCTGGATGCGCGCCAGCAAATCATCAACGACATGGCCCTGTTCAAGGATGTCAGCCTGCTGTGGGGCAAGCACCTGCGCAAGCACTACACCGACGAGAAAGGGGTGCGCTGGAATATCTATGTGGTAGAGGGTGGCATCCAGTCCGACAAGAGCTATCTGCTCAACGATCTGGACTGGAAGCTCCACGCCATGCGCTCTGATGCCACCGGCTGCACCGTGATGCTGAGTGAGTGGCTGAGCCCGGTATTCCCTGGCGCAGTGGCTCAGGACATACCGATGGAGGCGATCCGCGACATTCACTCCTTCATGCTCGATGCGCTCGCCATCACCCACCCCCAGTTGCAACCTCGCGCCGAGTGGGCGCAAACAGTCCACATCAGCGAGATTGGCCTCAACGCCAAGGTGCAGTGCCTGCTTGAAGGGGCTGGCATCACTGACCTGTGGAAGTTGATGGTGAACCAGAGCGACAAGCTGCTGGCGATCAAGGGTATTGGCATCAAGCTGGCCGACCAGATCATCAGCGCGGGTCATGCTGCGGTTCGCCAGTGGGAGCAGGATCGGGCGGATGTCATTGAGGGCGAGCAACCAGCGATTGAGAGTAAGGAGGCAGCATGAGCAAGGACACCGATTTCGTGAACTTCGTCACCGACGACAACACCGGTGGGTACTTCGTCATGCAGTGCCAGGGCTGCGATGAGGTATTCAACAGTAAGGATTGCCACGGCGGCGGCCAGATTGCCGACACAGGCGACTATGGCGACAGCTACTGCCCCCACTGCGGGCAGGTCGATCCCGAAGAGTGCGACAATCCCAATCTTGTCTGGAACATCCAGCAGAGGAAGATAAACAGACTGGCGGATACCTATCAGTTCCTTGCCGCCGAATACGGCAAGATCCTGCATCAAGCCGGGTTCAGTGAAAGCGCACTGGCTGGGCAGCAAGATGCCATGAGCTGGCTCAGCAAGCGCCCTGCAGTTGACGAGGAGGAGCCCGCCAATGGCAATTCTGATTGATAGCGGCACCCCGGCCAGCGATAAGAACTTCTGGGCCACCACCTGGGAGTGCTTTGCCGATGCACAGGCGCTCTATGGCCGCAACTTCGAGTGCGATGTGGCCGCCGAGCCACTCACCGCCAAGTGCAGCCGCTACTTCACCAGCCATCTGCTGCTGGAGCGCCTGTTAGACTACCGCACCAGTGATGATGTTCGCGCCCAGATGCGCGAGGCCGAGCTGACTGGAACGGTCTGTATGGGTATCGACAGTCTCAACCTTGACTGGCCCGAACACTGGTGGTGCAACCCGCCGTTCGACCTGAAACCCGAGTTCATCACGCAGGCCCGCCAGCAGCAAGCCAATGGCAGGCCAGGGATGATGCTGCTGCCATACGAGCCGCTGACAACCTGGTGGCGCCGCTTGTTGGCCGAGGACGTGATCATCTACGAACCGGATGGCCGTTATCAGTTCTACGAGCGCGACGGCGTGACCAGAAAGAACGGAGCCAACTTCGGTTGCGCCATTATTGCTTTTCCCACCATGAAGGTAGGTGCATCCCCTCGCATCCCCTTTGTTCGCGGCATTGGCACCAGGCGAGCAGCCTGATACCCACCAGATATTAACCGCCTCCATCACAGATTCTGTTGATAAGTCGAGGAACCCCATGAGAACCACGGAAAACCCCTACTGCGGCGCAGTAGTCATCGGGTTGGGCGTTGTCGTGCCCCATCCCAAGCAGCCCAACAAGTTCATCCTGCCTGGCGGAACCATCTGTAACCGGCCACAAGCCGAAGCAGCCGCCAAGAAAATCCATGACCTGCTGGCCAAGAAAGCCCGCACCTAACCGACCAAAAGGACCCCAGACCATGTGGTTTAAAAACCTTCAAGTTTACCGCTTTACCCGCCCGTTCGACCTGACCACCGAACAACTGGAGAGCCAGCTCGAATCCCTCACCTTCACCCCATGCGGCAGCCAGGACATGTCCCGTTTCGGCTGGACGCCGCCGCTTGGTAAGTTCGGCAGAGCCCTGACCCACTCCGCCGACGGCCAGATCCTCATCTGCGCCCGCAAGGAGCAGAAGATGCTGCCCAGCACGGTGATCAAGGAGCAGCTGGCCGAAAAGGTAGAAGCGATCGAATTCGAACAGGGCCGCGCCCTCAAGAAGAAAGAGAAGGAAGCGCTCAAGGAGGAGTTGCTGCACACCCTGCTGCCCCGCGCATTCAGTCGCACTACCAACACCTTTGCCTGGATCAACGCTGCCGATGGCTTGCTGATAGTCGATGCCTCCAGCGCCAAGAAGGCTGAGGACGTGCTGGCCCTGCTGCGTAAGTCCATCGGCAGCCTGCCGGTGGTGCCGGTGGCACTCAAGAATCCGCCCGAGATCACCATGACCGAGTGGTTGCAGCAGGGCAACCTGCCCGCCTCCTTCACTCTGGAAGATGAATCCGAGCTGCGCAGCGCCATGGAGCACGGCGGGATCGCCCGCTTCAAGCAGCAGGATCTGATGACCGACGAGGTGAAAAACCACCTCGCCAACGACAAGCTGGTCACCAAGCTGGCCCTGAACTGGGGTGAGCGCCTCAGCTTCGTGCTGGGCGATGACCTCTCCATCAAACGACTGAAGTTCAGCGAGGACCTGCGCGAGCAGAACGACGACGTGACCAGCGAGGATCCCGCAGCCCGCCTCGATGCTGACTTCGCCCTGGTAACCGGCGAGCTGTCCCAGTTTATCCCTGCCCTGTTTGCTGCCTTGGGCGGCGAGGAGTCTCCGATATGAGCAAGGTGAAAACTATGGGCGCATCGCCGCTCACTGGGAAGATCTACCATGGCACTCTCGATACACAGAAAAGCTGCTGGGTTGGGCAGAAAAAGGATGTGACTGAGCTGGCATGCCGCTCCGTGGCTGAGCACTTGAAGATTACAAAGCGCAAGGTTGCGTTCGGCTTGGCCGATGGTGGGTTTATTGTGCTGCAAGCCTCAGTTGTCGATGAGTTGCCTGCCGAGTTTGATGAGATTGGGGAGGCGTCATGACCGAACACACCAAGGGCCTTCTGGCCCTTTTTCGTAACGGCCAGTCGGTAGGCTCTACCGATGGCACCGGGGTCTGCGAAGTATGGCCGCGGGATGAGAACGGCTTTCCAGACAGCGAAGGCAAGGCCAACGCCCGCCGCATCGTCGCCTGCTGGAACCTGCTGGATGGCTACGACACCAAGGAGTTTGAGGGCGTGAGACTGGCCGAGTTTGTGGCCAAGCAGGCTTACCTCAACGAGATGACCACCAATGACGGGCTAAACATCTCCATGTCCGGCATGGCACTGCAGATGGTGGCGGCATCGTTTGCCGGTCAGTTCAAGGCCAATGGCGCCACCAACTACCTGGAGCTGAGCGGCAACCACCCTGAAACCGGCCCCTTTACCATCACCATGCAGCGCGCCGAAGGGCTCACCCCAGCGCAGAAGCTGGCCGCGATGACCAAGCAGCGGGATGTGCTGCTCGAAGCGCTCGAGCTTTCTTTGGCAGCCATGGAGCACATGGGTAATTCCCTCAATGAGATGGACGCGGTAACCGAAGAGGATGAGGTGCATTACGCGGCATTTGAGCAAGCCCGCGCTGCTATCGCTATCGCGAAAGGAGAGTAATCATGAAGCGGCATGAGAGCAGGGAGTATTCAGATCGCATCAGGGCAAACAACCCAGCTACATCAGAGTCAATGGCCAGAAGAAAACCTGTGCATGGCGTTGGCGTTAATGACGCCGACTACAACGTATACCCAACGAGAATAAACGGGAAAAGACCTGCTTGCTGTCCCGCATACCAGTCATGGGTGGCCATGCTAAATAGGGTTGCATCAGCGAAATACCATAAGCGCTGGCCAACATATTCATCAGTATCAATATGTGAAGATTGGCTGAGATTTTCTTCATTCCGTGAGTGGTGGGCTGAGCATCAGGTTGATGGGTGGGAGCTAGACAAGGACATAATCAGCCCGAATGCACGCATCTACTCTCCATGCAGCTGTATATACATACCTGGGTGGCTAAACAGCTTCACCTTAGGTAGTGATGCTGCTCGTGGAAAGTACCCAATCGGGGTTTCATTGAATAAACGCAGCGGATTATACCAATCTGAGTGTTGCCACCCTTTTGGCAAGAAGGAATGTCTTGGCTATTTCCCCTCTCCAGAGTCAGCTCATTCAGCTTGGATTGCTCGCAAGACGGAAATAGCCAACGAACTTAAAGCCAAAATCGATGCGATTGATCCAAGGCTGCATGCTGGTGTTTTGATGATTATAAATGGGCGCAGCCATGAGATATCGTGAACCCATCATCCAGCCCGGACTGACCAAGGAAGAAGCCACCGATGCGCGGGATCGATACCTGCGCATCAACCCGGGCGCTCGGGTCACCATCGACAGCCAGCCAGATAACCCCCAGCTCAAGACCCTGATAGCCCACCTCCCCGTCCTGCCGTTCCGGCAAGTCATGGATCCCGGCTTTATCGGGTACAGGGGCTGGCGAGTATAACCATAGCCCCGGCCAGCCTGGGGCTTTCTTTTGGAGATACCCATGAATATTGATTTGGAAAAGCTGCTGGAGCTGGCTGGCAAGGCCACGCCTGGCAACTGGGGAACAGACGGACATACCGGCGTGCACGGTGAGAGCGGATTGCTCGCAGACACCTGCTTTGCACATGATGCGGCATTCATTTCGGCGGCCAACCCAGCGGTGGTCGCCGAGCTGGTGAGCATGGTCAAGGGCTATCTATCACAACCAGCAAACGACAACGCCTCGATAGCCGACCATATCGCCAAGACATCGGCAGATCTGTCATGGCTGGTGCGCGAGACGAAGGGGGAGTGGTTCGGGAAGTGCACTCATATCGCAAGGGATGGGCTTAATGATCTCGTGTGGGCGGGCCCTGCCTTGCATGGTTGGCGACGTTACCCTGACTTCCACTGGTTCACAAAGGTCGAGTACCTGACCCGTAAGGCGGAGCTTCAGGGCAAGCCCAGTTGGAGTGGTGCGCCATGGTGGGCGAACCGCCTTTGCCAGACTTCAATAGGCGCCTGGGTGTTCACTGAGTTTGACGTCAGGCCAAATGAACATGGTGAATGGTCAATGTACGTTCCTGAAGGTCGCCATTTCTTAAGTGGCAGGGGGGAGGTCTTCGGAGACTGGCACGACACACTCGAGCAGCGCCCAGCTGGCACGGTATGAAAAAGCGGAGTAAGCCATGGCAAAAATCTATATCGCAGGCCCAATGACAGGCCTGCCCAACTTCAACCGCGACGCTTTCAATAAGGAAGCGCAGCGCCTGCTTGGCTTGGGGCATGTGGCACTCAACCCTGCAATCCTGCCGGATGGCCTTGAACAGCATGAGTACATGGCCCTCTGCATTGAGATGGTCAAGATGGCCGATCAGTTGGTGATGCTTCCTCACTGGGAGCGAAGTGCCGGAGCCACCGCAGAGCACGCCCTGGCCATCAAGCTCGGCAAGCCGGTGATCCTGACCTCAATACTACACGAGGAGGCAGCATGAAGCCCCGCATCGAGAAGAAACTGAGCAAGAAGATCCACGCCATCCTTGGCAATCTGCTGGGCGAGGTCTGGATCGACAACGAGCTGGAGCTACACCCCCCGCATTATCGCTGGCACAGGTGCAAGGATTGTCCCCGCCTCACAGGGAAACAGGAACGAGAGAATCGGCAGATGCGGGTGAGTGTGAACCACATGCCAAGCATCGGCGGAGGGCTGGACTACTGGGGGGAGCGTCAAGACGGGAATAGCGTCCTCTGCGTCGCTAAAGAGGATCTACCTTGGTTTTTCGCTAAGAAAACAGACCATGCTGGTCCACACGGTGGCTATCCGCAGTTAAAGGCAAGGGTGACCGGAGACTGGGTCATCAAGCACGCCAAGCTCTACGCCATGCAGGAACAGGCCAAGGCAGCCAAGAAGGCGCTGGACAAGGCCTTTGTTGAACAGCTCAAGGCTGATGGTGCCATCCGATGGAAGGCAGGGGATGGCTGGGTTGCGAAATGCGTGATGTGTAAGGAACTGACTCCTCTGTATTGCGACCCGGTGGATTTTGACCGGCATTATCACTACTGCGGCGGCTCGCCGCGCTGCTGCCCATAGGAGGCCGACAATGACCAAACAACAGGCGGCCGGGATCGCAATCCTGGCGCTCAATGTGCTGGCCGCCATCGTGGCGGCGACGTTGATGGGGAATGGCAATGCGTGAAATCCAGGTGACATTCACCACATCAGTTCCTGACGAAGTGTCAGATGAGCTAGTCCAGGAGTGGCTTGAGTTCGAGCTCCATGCCAGAGGAGGTATGTCCGGAGATAATCCTCTGTGTGGTGAATCGCTCGATGCTGATTCGTTCAGCGTTGAGTTCCAATAACGGCCCTTCCTTCAACTCAATCGGCGCCCCATCCTCTGGGACAGGAGGGCCACGCCAATGCAACAACTTCAACTGACCATCGACCAAGACAGCCAGCTGCTCAATGATCTGGTCAGCACCGTTCGATCCCCCACCCTTTCCCGATCGGCCAAGCTCGCCGAGATAGGCCGCATCCTGGCTCACTTCGATCTGCCTATCGAAGCACCCAGGGTAACCGGCCAGCTCTGGAGCGCAACCGAACTTGGCAAGGAGCTGGGGGTCAGCGCCCAGGCCATCGGCAGGCTCGCGAATCAACACAGCCTGAAAACCAACGAACTTGGAGAGTACCGCCTTGACCAGGCATCCAACTCCCGCAAGCAGGTTCAAACCTTCTATTACAACCAACTCGGGCGTAACCAGCTCGAGTCGCTATTAACCGCGAGGACCAAAATATGCAGCAATTTGTCTATCCCTGTGCCAAGTGGGTGAGGCCAAAGCTTTTCGCTGAACTGACTGGCATGACAGAGAAAGCCGCCGAAGGGCGCCGCTTGAAAGGAGAGTGGCCAGAGGGGCGCGTCTGGCTCAAGGCCCCAGATAACCAAATTCGTTACAACATTGCGGAGTATGACAAGTGGGTAGAGTCAAGCATGATGATCTAGTGGCTGGCGTCACTGGATTGGAAGTTCATGGCAAAAAACTGCGAATCAACTTCACCTACAAGGGTGTCAGGTGCCGGGAGGTGTTAGACCTCCCCATCACCAAAGCAAACGTGAAGTTCGCCGCAAACAAGCTGGCCACGATAAAGCACGAAATCGCCATCAACACCTTCAACTATGCAACCCACTTTCCAAGCAGCGGAGCGGCTGACCGGTTCGGCCCAGTGAGAAAGCGGCATCAACTTGGGAGCGCCTATGCCGAGTTCTGGCAACTGCTGGAACCGACACTCAAGCCAACGACCAGAAAAATTTACCCATACGGGTTCAAGTCCTGCCTTGCCATTCTCGGTTCAGATCGGGACATGGCCAGCTTGAAGCCAAAGGATCTCGAGCGGCTGCGCAACGAGCTGATGGTGCAGCTGCGGCCAGCCACGGTAAACACCTACCTGAAACGCTTCTGCCAGTTCCTGCTCTGGTGCGAGCGCAACGACATCTTGAAGGATGCCGGCAAGATGCTGGCCGCCGTGAAGTTGGTATCCTCCAGCAGCGGCTCACCTGCTGACCCTCTCGAATATTCAGAGTATCTAAAGGCGTTGGGTGCCTGCACGCACGTCCAGCACAGAAACATGATCACCGTCTCCGTTTACACTGGCCTGCGCCCCGGCGAGCTTCGAGCCATGGCGTGGGAGGATATTGATTTCGATAAGCGGACGATAACAGTGAGGCGAAGCGTCGGCCCTGGCGGTGACTATTTCAAGCTGCCGAAGACTGGCTTGGTCAGGTTTGTGGATATGCAGCCCCCGGTGATCGAGGCACTATCGAGTCAGCGTGAGCTCACTTACTCGAGAAAGCCGGTTGTGATCAGCGTTGACCAGGCTGACGGGAAAGAAACTATATCTGTTCGGCCTGTGTTCTCGCCGAAGCTGACATCGACGTTTGAACCCAACGCAAAAGAGTGGTTCACTCAGTCTGGCTTTGTCACCCTGTGGGTTAGAGTCGTCGATCGTTCAGGTATCCGGTATCGCCGCCTGTACCAACTGAGACACACCTTTGCCAGTTGGAATTTGACATCGCACGGAAACCTCGCTTATATCGCCGACCAGATGGGTCATGCAGATCTTGAAATGCTCCAGTCCGTTTACGGTAAATGGATCGCGTCCGCCAGCAAATCAGAGGCCGCACGGATCTGGGAACTGATGACATCAAAAGGCCATTTTGCCCCAACCACGCCCCAAGAAAACGAACAGCAACCATAA